TATTTCCAAGTTATATTCCACACACAGTTTATCCGTGGAAAGGCCAAGGAAGTAGAACTATTTTGGCATGGGATGTAAAACTTATAGCAAAATAAGGTGTTGACTTCCAGATTGGTATATGTTATACTTGTACTATATTAACAATAATAACGATAGGATAATTAATGGCTGATCTTGATGATAAACAAATAGAAGCATACGGATACCACCAGCAGGCACACGACTTAGTAAATTCACAACACTTGCTAGTTTTAATGGCAAGTAAAAGAGCAAGAGAAATACAACAGGGATCCAAACCAGTAGTTGAATATCAGAAAGGGCAAAAGACAACAACAATAGCAATTAAGGAAATCGCACTAGGGCTTTATACCGAAGATCATTATAACGGTAAAATTAAAAGTGCTGAAGATGAATTAATGGCAAAACGATTCCAAGAGGAGGAAGAGCAATATGGAAGAGAAAACAACCGAGCAGATGCAAATGAACATCCGCAAAGCAACACACTTACAGAATAATATTAAGCGTTATATTGATGCAATTACTCTTGAGTTTTCAAAAGAAGTTAATACAGACGATGATATTGTAAAAACTTTACAAGACTCAAACGAGTTATTGTTTAAGACTGATGAGCGTAGGAATAAACTATTAACTATCTATTATAACATTGCGGCACTAATTGCACAAGCAAATGCAGGTTGTGGTATTACTACAGCACAAGCAAAGATTGGATTTGTTGATAACAGGATTACACAGGTAGAGCAAATTGCAAAAGCAGTTCCGCTTACAGATCCTGATGCACTTGCAGGATATCTAAAAGAAGTAACAGGCAGTGTTTCAACTGGTGTTGTTTCTTTAGATCAAATCAAACAAGCAAAAGCAGAGTTAGCAAATTTAAAAATTAATAGACAGCAACTAGAAGAAGAAATCTTTGAACTAATGGTTAAGACAGAGATTCCTATTACAGACGATAACGTTGCAGTATTAGGTCAAGAAGGACTACTGTAAATGGCTAAAGCCCTAAAAGTATACTGGGCGCCTGATTACGAAGCAGGTAGAATCGATTGGAATATGCTATATTCTGATCCTACTACTGTATTTGATAAGTCATACAAACGTAAGACTGATATTGACAAATACGATAGTTTCTTTTATTGTCCTGCATATAAAAATCTAGCAAAGAATACACTTGTTTTTAATAATCCGTTAACATCTACTTTTGAGTTTGACAACGGAAACTTAATCCCTCCTCAAAAACAACAAGGTGTATTTGCTAATGTTGTGCGTGGACCTAATCTAAAAGATCAAACACTTTTAGAATATGGTTTACGTTACATCTTCTTTACAGAAGCAGACGAACTAGATTGTACATTAACTGCTCCGTGGTTTGATAATTCACCTTGGCAAAAGACTGCAACTGTTGTACCTGGAAGGTATGATGTTGGCAGATGGTTTAGAGCTGTTAATGTAGAGTTTATGTTAGATCCTAATGTATCAAAGTTTACAATTAAGAAAGACGAGCCGTTGTGCTATTTTAGTTTTGGCACAGATCGTCCTATAGAATTTGTGCGTTTTAAGATGAATGAAGAACTTAAACGCTATTCAGTTGCATGTAGTACAGCAACTAGTTGGGAATCTTGGGTGCCGTTAGCAGATAGGTATAAACGGTTTAAAGATAGTAGAATGAAATCACTTATTCTGAAACAAATAGAGAAAAGAATAGTGCAGTGAATAATGTTATAGATCAAAACGAAATATTTAAAAAGTTTAACTTTAGCAGTACTATAACTGCTGAAGATAATCAGAATGCTATTGCTATTGTTAAGCATATCATTGAGAGTGGTAACTATTGGGAGAATAGTCCTAAGTATCAAACAAAGGAAAACATCTTTAGTAGACCAGAGCCGCTATGGTTAAAGTATCGTATGAGCTTCTTGTTTAGTGTGTTTATGTACTTTGGACGTGAAGTTCAAGTAGGTAACATGCAAGCCTGGAGTTTTATGACAAATAAAGAAGGTGCAGAAGATAGAGAAAGACTTTGGCACCATCATCAACATAAACCAGAGCCTAAAAACATGAGCGGTATTATGTACTTAGAAATACCTGATGATGTACAGAACAAAGACCTATGTGGTACAGAATTCGCTCCTAACGGACCCGATAATGACGGTAAATTCTTTGTCAAACCTGACGAATATACGTGGTTAATATACCCAAGCGAATACTGGCATCGGCCCGCGGCGCCACAAAGTGATAAATATAGATATATAATAGCAGCAGACGTTGAAATCACAACTTAGGAATTATGCACGAATAAGCGTACAGGCATAAATACTAAGTATAGAAACGAATATTGCCAGGAGTTTAAAAGAATATGCCATTACAGATAAGAAGAGGAACCGATGCTGAACGCCAGACGCTCGCAACTGCACCACAAGCAGGTGAGTTGGTTTGGATTACAGACCAAGCAAAACTGTACGTAGGTGACGGAACAACCTTACTAAAAGACTTAGAAGCAGTAACTGGATTTAATGCAGAAGATGCACAAGACGCAGTTGCTAATATGCTTGTAGCAGGCCCTAATACAGGTATTAGTTTTACATATAGCGATGGGGGCAACACAATTTCCGCAACAGCAAATCAACCGCAGTTGCTACAGAATTTAGACTTAAACGGATTCAACATTACTGGCAGTGGTGGATTGAACGTAACTGGAAACAGCACAATTAATGGCAACTTGACTGTTGAAGGTAAAATTGTAGCAGACTACAATGGTTCTGTATTTGGCGATGACTCAACTATACTAGTAAACGCAGTAGAAGGTGCTATTAACTTATCTGGCACAGTTAAAGATAACATTGTACCTGGTACAGCAGACACACATAACGTTGGTGCACCTGGCACAATGTTTAATAACGTTTATGTTAAAAACAGTGTATCAGTTGATGGTGCAAATATTACAAACAACGGTGGCGCTATTGAACTTCCAGCAGGTTCAACAGTAGGTGGACTAACACTTGGCGGTGTTGCAGAACCGGGAGCAAACGTAAACGCAAACATCATTGGTGATGACTCTAGCACAATTGTTAATACTTCAAACAACTCTATTAGTGCAAACGCAATTAGTGGAACATCAGTTACAGCAGCATCAATAAACGGTGACTTAAAAGGAAGCGTATTTGGTGACAACAGTTCTGTAATTGTTAATGGTATGGAAAATACTGTTACAGCCCATACGTTCTTTGGTGACTTAAAAGGTACAGTATCAGGTGATGATAGTACAATACTAGTAGATGGTATTGCTAGTAGAATCACAGGGGACGTGGATAACACAACAACTACAGCAGAAAATGTTAATGGTAAGGTTGTTGTTTTATCAGGAACAAGTTCAACTTCAAGTTTAAAAGCAGGTATTCAAATTCTTACTGATGGTAACGCTGACGATGATTACTCTTTAATGAATATCAACTGTGCAGTAAACACAGCACTTGGACCAGCAATGGTATTTGAAAGATCACGTGGTTCACATGGTGCTCAAACTACTGTTACATCAGGTGATGAGATTATGAGTATGTTCTACTTTGGACATGACGCAGCAAATACATCCGTAACAGCAGCAGCACTTGTAGCAAGTGCAGAAGGAACTATTGGTACAGGAATTGTACCAGGTAAATTAGAATACTTTACATCTAACGCAGCAGGTACACCAACGTCAGCATTAGTAATAAACTCTAAGCAAGAAGCAATATTTGGTGGTCCAGCTCAACTTAAATCATATACAACAGCACAACGTAATGCTCTTACAGCAGTTAACGGTCAAATGATTTATAATACAGATACTACTAAGATACAAGCGTATGCTGGTAGTAGTTGGGTAGACTTACACTAATTCCCAAACATAAGGATCTTTTTTAGCAACAGCAAAGTTGAGATAAGTTTCAATTTTGTCAAGGTCATTAACTGTTTTTATAGAACACAGTTCATTTGCAAAGTGTAGTTCAACACCTTTCTCTAATGCTAGATTAAAAAGCTCTTTGCGTCTTTCAACATCATCTGTCATCGAATAGATACTGCATAGCACAATAACATCTGGTTGTTCATTAATATAAAACTCTAAACCAGGCATCCAGTCTAGGTGTTCGTTTTCAAATTCGTAACTTGTATATTCAATCTTGTTTTTAACGCAGTATGGCTCAATGATTGCTCTTTGCATAGGTAACGGAATTTGATTTGAAAACTTACTATTCCAGCCTGCATATGTTATAGCACTCTTTCCTGTATAGTCTGCTTCCCCAGCAACTTCGTGATCGCCTGGCAAACGCATAAATCCACCTGGATGTCTTCTACCGTATTCTTCACCTTCAATAAGGATACGCATGTCCATGCTTACCCGTGTATACCCTTCTTCGTTGTTTACGTTACCATGTAACATCTCTTGAAAGAACAAATGGCTTTGTCCTGGCTTTAGTGTAATAGGAAACGCATGTTTTAAACATTCATCTTCTATCTGTTCCAAACTCCATTTTTCAGCCATAATTTGTTTTGTAATTCTTCTACTGTTTTCTACATCTACCATCCACATAGTGTTAGTACCACGTGCTTCTGTAAACGGTGTCCATATAGTTCTACACCCTCTGCCATTACCTACAAAGATACCTTGATGGAAAGCAAGTCTTCGTCCTACACTTGCTTGATTAGGAATAACCACACGTAAAGTTCCTTGACGCTGAATCATATATCTTTTATTGTCGATACGCTGCGGAATATATTCAGCAACAAAAGCATCAAAGCGTTCCATAAAGTCTTTACGACTACATGCATTTTGTACATGCCTACTAACAGTTACAATTTCTTTAGGAGATAGTACTTCGTGTAATGTTTCTAGTTTAGTAACTTGTGGTGTTACTTCTTGTACAACACCTAACGCCCATGCAGGCCAGTTGAATTTTTCTAGATCGTATTCTAGTGTACAATTATTCCATTCCTTCTGCAATGAAGTTAGTTCCATAGTTACTTCCTTTCGAATGTGTTAATTTGGCAAGTTATAAAATTATCTTGTGTAGCATTTGCGGCACAATGTGAATCATCAATCCCAAAACTCCATACATCTCCCTTTTTCCATCTAGTAAGAATTTTTTCTTCAAACTCTACCATTTGGCCCATTTCCCAATCTTGCAAGAACATTAGGTAACGAATGCATTCGTCTCTTTCAACACCGTACTTTTTTCTTAACTTATAAAATTTATCAGTGTGTACAGGAACAACATTACCTGGAGCAATATTTGTCCACGAAACTGTTCCGTTGGTAATATTCAACTCTTCCATAAACCTTGGCCAATACTCTGGGAGGTCATTGTCAAATGCTTGTTCTAACGAGTTTAGCTCATTGATGTAATTAGGGTGAGACCAATGATCTCGTTGAGCTTGTGTTAATGGTGATAGAACAGCAAACTTAAAATCTTTAAGATCTTGGGACCAGAAATCCGATATGTTCTTCTCGAACTTGATCATGTATAATCTTCTAACTCCCCTTTTCTACGCAAGTCTAGTGTAGCGCAGTGCAATCCTCCACTAAGTGTCATAGCATGTCTAAAGCGTATAGGTACACTTGTAATACCGTGCTTGTCTAATTCTCTCATCAAAGGTTCTTGTGTGTCATCTACACATACAGTATTGTGATCAACACTTAAAATATTCATTCCTATGTACGGGCTACAAGGAGCAACACCTCCAGGTATTTTACTTCCTTGTGCAATACAATCATCAAACCAAATTTTATCCCACTTCTCAAATACTCTAGGACAGTTTTCTGCGGTTACTCTTGAACTGTTTAGTAATACTAATCCAGGACGTAAAGGTACTATTGTACTGTCGAAGTGACCGTAACTGTAAATATGTTCTGCAGGGTGTATACGATAACCTCTATGCTCTAATACATTTTGTAGCCATTTTAATCCCCAGTGGTTACCTGTGTTACTAATTTGGAATAATATGTCTTTACCTAAACGCACACAGTTAGGTGCATCGAAGATCGGTTCTAAGTTTAGTAAACTAGGCTTACCATCTATATCTTCAAACTGATAACCTTCATCTGGTAGTATAGGCTTAGGAGCAGAAATCCATTCAACACCATCTTCAATTGCTTCAAACATCACATTTCTATATGCTCTAGTTTCATACTGCCTTGCACGACATGCACTTGGAGTCTCAATAACTAAGTTGTCCATAGGTAGCAATAAGTCTCTCGGGCACCATGTGTACCAACCTGTTGTTTTCCATTCAGGTGTACTGAACTCTACGCTATGATCAATTGGAATAGGTCTATGTACTTTTACACCTGCTTTGGTTAGTACATCACTTAACCCTTGTAAATCTTCGTTGGCTTCATCAATAAGCCATTCTGGGTACTCACCTTCTAAAGGCTTAATTAAATCCATTGGGTGATTAGTGTAGCTCATGCTCATTGTGCTACGATCTACAGTAGGAACTCTTGCATGGTCAGCGATTCCAACTACTATTTCTTCTAAGGGATCCCAGTGATTATGTGTCGATACTTTCATTTTTTGCCTTCTTCTATTATGTGTGTATATTTATCGGGTGGTTATACATTTGATTGCGATAAATGGTTAACAACATATTCCTTGTTTGGTATCTCTGTTTGCTTGACTAAGTCTATTATTTCTTGCTTGTTTGTATAGTTAGTAATGTTAAGACGCTTTGGATATGTTAAAACATTAACTGTCCATATGGGAGTAATGCTGTTAACAAACTTTTCTAAATCAGCAATACCATGCCAATTGTTCAAGTGTAATACACTGTTAACTTCAAGTCCATATCCTAACTTTTTAATTTGTTCTATAAATTTTAGTATGTCAGGCCATTTACTTCCACTACGAACTATTTCATTTAATGGTCCGACAGCATCAATACTTAATATAAAGTGTACCTTTTTAAATTTTTCTAACAGTTCTATAACATCGTCTTTTAAAAGGAAAGTTCCGTTAGTGTTATATATTACTTCAACTTGTTTAGGATTATTAATCTTTTCAAGGAACTGTTGATGCCTTTTTGTCATTAAAGGTTCACCACCAAGAAACAATACTTTCTTTACAGTGTCCGGAACTGTTTCTATTTCATCAACACTTGTATACTTTGCAACTCCTGTTTCTTTCTTAGCCCATGCTGAACTAAACTCGCTCCAACAGCCATCACATGTTAGATTACATATATTATCAAAGCCTATCTCTAAGTATTCTAAGCCAACAGTATCAGTATCATATTCTTTGTTCATGCGTTGGCGTAAACTTTCTTTGCCGTTCTTTTCTTCATACATACACTTCGAACATTCCCATAAAGTTGACACATCAGTGTTCCTTAACTTTACATACTCTTCTGATTGTAGTACATCTTCAAGGCTACCTTTAAATGTTGTTACAGGTGCTTTGTATCTACAACACGGAAATACTCTGTTATCACCACGTATATTAGTATGTTTCCAAAATGCTGCACACTTAGTCATTAGGTAATCTCCTAATAAGTTGTGTGTATCCTAAGCCTTCGAAGTAGTAATCTAATTCTTCTTTAGGAATATTAAACTCGTCTTTAAACTTGGCAAGTAAGTTATCCTGCGTTATAACATGCTTAAGAAACTGCAAGTAATTTTCTTCAGTGTCTAAACGTATGTCATCGTCATGTTCTCTATGCTCTAATAGATACTTTGCATTTTCTACAATTGCATTGTTTCTATCGTTTTCATTCGGTAGTTTATAATAGTCTGGTATAGGCAAGTATTCTTCAAACGTTCTGTAGCCTAAGTCTTTTAAGTATTGGAACTGATCAGGATGTCCTGCAAATATAAATGGATGTCTAAGGTAAAAGCAACGCCAAGACTTTTCTGTTGCAAATGCATTGTCATCGTCCCAATAGTTTGGACCTTCACTTACTATACTAAACAGTGTATTGGTAAACACACTAGTATCAATGTGTGCAGGTGCTTTGACCCAATCAGTATCAATAACATCGTGCCAAACTATATCAGTGTCTTGATTATAAGAACCATAGAAGTCCTTGGCTGTTTCAAACCTTCCATCAAAAGAACGTTTGCAGTCTATTAAAAATTTATTATATTGTTTGTCTGTGTAATGAGATAAACAGTTTCTACACCATTCTTTATCTAGTTCAGTCCAAGGAGGAAAGAATGTCCACTCTGCTTTATTCAACATACCTGCATCATAAAACTTGCTCATAAGTCCTATTCTATTTTCTCTATTAGGCATTCCTGTTAAAAATAAAAACTTATTGTTGTTTGGATTATAGTAAGGGTGCTGTGTATTTTTGTAACTATTGTATATCATTCTTACATTATAATCAAAAAAGAAAAATGGAACTGGCAATCCTTCTATAGTTTCTCCTTGCCCACTTACAATATACATCTGCTCTATACCTTTGCTTGTTGCATGATCTTTGATATCAGATATATGTTGAAGGAAATCTGTAAGTCCAGCCTTAGGGTGTAAGAATCCATCAAGTAGGTATATGCCCACTATTATATTACAGCCGTCTGCTGCTGCTTGATCAATTTCTTTATTAATTAACTTTGTTCTAAGTACATTGAAATCTTCTGCTGACCAATGATTATAATCACGCATCCATTCAAAGTTAATTACTCTACCCTTATTCATTCTTTTCCCTTATGAGATGATCTAATCCTTCGTTGTCCAAGTAGTAATTTATTTCACTTCTCGGGACTGCCATAATATTTTCTAAATTATCAAACAGTCTATCTTGTGTTTCTATTATGTTCATGTACTGCTTATAATTGTATTCAACATCAGCAGCAATATTTTTATTATGGCTGTCTAGTAGATACTTTGTATTTTCTACAATAGCATCTAGCCTTTTATCTTCATCTTGAATATAAGCATAATCTTTAATTGGAAGATAGTCTTCAAATGTTTTAAAGCCTAAGGACTTTATATATTTAAACTGTTCTGTGGGACCAGCAAATATAAAAGGATGCCTGTTTATAATTGTACGCCATGTTTTTTCTGTAACAAAGTCATAGTCGTCTGACCAAAAGTTAGGGCCTTCTGATAGTATACTGAAGTGTGTATCTTCAAATACCTTAGGTGTTAAATATCCAGGTCTTTTGTAAAACTTTGTGTTTACAATATCGTGCCAATCTCCATAAGTTTCTTGAGCATCTTTAATTAACAATTTAACTTCATCGTATCTATCGTCTATGCTTCTTTCAACGGTATCAATAAACTTGCTGTATTCTTTGTCGCTATATCTTTTTAAATGATTTCTACACCATTTGACATCTTCAGCATATGTTGGTTTAAAGAAACTCCATTCTGCTTTATCTAACATTCCTGCGTCATAAAACTTACTAAGCAGTCCTATTCTGTTTGACCTAGTTGCTGCACCACCAAGAAACAAAAACTTGTCCTTATTATCATACAACGGAAGTTGTGACTTTTTGTAGCAGTTGTAAACAAATCTTGCATGGTAAGGAAAATAGTGTATCTCAAACGGAACAGTAATATTTTTAAATTGTTCTCCTAGTGAAGATAGTATTACTAATTGAATGCCAAGTTCAGTTGTTTGTTTTTGTAAGTTATTAAAAAATTGCTGTAAGTTGCTGTCATCAAATGGTAGTATTCCTTCGTTTAGAACTATTCCTACAACGTGGGTACAACCTTCATCTGCGGCCTTTTGTATATCCATAGGAATATACTTCTCCGCCAAGGACACTAGTCCTTCGTCAGTATCCCACAGGATTTCGAAATTAAGTATTTTGCCTTTTTTCATCTGCTATTGCTTTTATTTCATCTTCAAGGTTATTATTAGACAAGTACTTGTGTAGACTTAGTCTATTTGTTTCTCTATCTCTATTGTACTCATTCCATCGGCTGTCCCCTATGCCAAAAAGAATACAATCGCTAGGTTCTACATCTAGTATTTCACAACAGCGTTCTTGCTTTGCTCTATAATTATCATATATGTAGTCAGGCGAAAAACTGTTGAGTAATTGTAGTCCTATATATGCTGATACCCTATTGATATATCCTGCTTTGTTTGTAACAAACAACGGATCGTCATCATCTTCTTTAGTTAATCTCATTCCTATTCTAGCATGAGCGCAGTATAGTGTTTTAGATAGACTAAATGTTACGTCAGTAATACATTCTCTATCAAGATTAAAGTCTATGCCGCTGCACACACCGAGGTAAGCACAATCAAGTAACACAGGTATTTTAAGTTTGTCACACTGATCAAGTAGCAAATCTAAATCCTTAGGTGTGTTGCCAGTATCGCTAAAAGGTAGACTTATCATAACAACGTCATTTCCAGCAAGAGGAGCATCATCCAACCACTCCCAATCATATCCGTTGTTCCTACAATTTAGTCTATGATATACATATTCTCCTTTGTAAAATCTAAATCTACGTTTATGATGTTTTGCATAAAACTTTTCAAATGCTTCTGTCGTACCATTTGCAAAACAAGCATATGGATATTTTTCTAAACCTGTAACATTATTATTTTTTGTTTCTGATATCCACTCAATATATCTGTCTAAAAACTTTTTCAGTACATCTTGGTCTTGTGTAACTTTAGTAACGTCAATGTTAAGATTAGACAAGAACGTGGTAACCAGCGGATCTGCTATAGCAAATGCATTTCCAAAAGGCAAATGTTTCTTATCGTATTTGTTCTTCATGTACTACCTCCAACGGTATCTGTTCGTAGTGTTTTCTACTTAATCTAGGATCGTTTTTCCTATGTAATATTTTAGGGTTCTTGGGACACATTGCACAAAAACTTTCTGCTTTCCTATTAAAAAATTCTTGTAGCTCTTCATCTGTACAATCTGGTGTAAGTGCTTGGTACTTTAAATAAGGATCCCACTTACTGGATAATTTGTATGTTTTTGCTGTCATAGGCAAGTATGCTAATGGAGCACACTTATACAAATTATTCTCATGTATTTGCCAGCAGTCTTGACCTGTAATACAGTTATCCCAACTTTGTTGAGGATCGTTATCTTCATATGGCTCCATTGTAGATCCAAATCCTTTATACATTTTATACCAAATAACATCTGACTTCCAAAAGTCAACATTGATTCCGTATTTGTCAATCCAATCTAGTGCAGTTGCTTCTATGCCTTTCCAAAGTTCATTATATTCAGCATTGGTACCGTGTTTAGATATTTTTAATCCGCAATTATTATCTGCAAGTACTTTTGGTAAATCAGGATATCTATTCAATAGCACACCATTTGTTGTAATATCTAATCTTTCTAAACTAGGCTTATCCCATTTCTTGCGTGTAAGTTCTACAATATCGCAAATGCGTTTATTAAGTAATGGCTCACCTCCCAGTATATCTATTGTTTTAGGTGCTATTCTATGCGCCCAACTATCGTACCACTTTTCAATTTGTTCATATGTTACAGGAACACTATGCCCATGATTAGAAAAATGACAGCAGTTTTCGCATGTAAAATTACAAGCGTGTGCTACATGCCATTCTAAGTGAGATATTGATACCATACTACTACTTATCTTAAATATACGCACATAAATATACTTATGATAGCATTCAACGACCCAATTAGCGTTATAATCAATAACACATGCAACCTAACATGCAGCAATTGTGGAAGTAATAATCAATACAATTATCGTGGAGTATATGATTGGGCAGAGTACCAAAAGCATTTTGTAGAATGGCAAAAGAAAGTACGCTTTACTGAAATAAATGTTGTTGGTGGTGAGCCTTTTGTACACCCTGACTTGTTAACATGGGCTACAGAAATTAAGAAGTTATGGCCAGATGCATTGGTAAGTGTTGACACTAACGGAACATTACTTCATTTAGAAAAAAATATCCGTATTTCTAGAACCTTATTAGAAAACGATATTAAATTAATAGTGTTTTGGCATAGTGCTAATGATTTTGATAAAGGTAAAATATTTCTTAACAAAATTTTAGAACCTTATGAGATTAACATAATTGTTGATGATGGTGTTACTCGTTATTTTAAAGATGATAAGTGCATTGCTGAAATTGAATTAATTGATGAATATTTCCCTTCAACCATAAAAGAAATTAAAAACGGAATAGTATATCTAGATGATACTGATGATATACAAGGAAGTCATGATGTTTGTCATTATGCAGAAGACTGTACAGCAATACAATGCGGTCTTATGTATAAGTGCGCTCTACCAATGACATACGCAAATTCCAAAGATCAATTTAACTATGAGGAAAGAGTTAGGCCCCTACTAGATCAATATAAAGCATGTTCACCGTTTTGGGAATATGATGAAATTAAAAAGTTTATTGAAAATTTAAATAACCCTATACCGCAATGTAGGTTTTGTGCTTTTGATAAACGAGCAGGATCAAAGGATTTTAGAATCCCTGTTACATTTGATAAAAGTTTGAAAAAGTTTGCACATGAATACTGATTACCAAATTACAGATTGGCTACTTAATAAAAGTGATTTCGGTTGGCTTGAATTAGACATGGAGTTCGATTTAGACTCATGGAAGAAGGAAACTGCTGCTGCAAAATTTGTAGACCACAGGGGAGGAGAACATCCTGGTTGGAACAGTAGTTGCATACATGGCATTGATGTGGATAAAACTGGTGCGTGGACAAACTACGGCTATGAAAGAGAAGAAGATGTTCCTTACCAATGGACTAGTATAAGTGAGCATACACCTAGCATCAAAGGCTTTTGGGAATTGTTTCCATATGAACGCTATAGAAGAATACGTTTTATGCAACTTGAACCTGGCGGCAAAATAAGTCCGCACAGTGATGCTCCTGGAAAGTTACCAGGTGAAGAAAATTTAGACATGCTTGAGTTTGGAGTACCTATTAACGTAGCAATTATTCACCCAGACGACTGTCATATGACTCTTGAAGGACACGGTACTGTTCCTTTCAAAGAAGGAAAGGCTTTTATAATTAATATAAGAAACGTACATAGTTTTGTTAACAATTCTAACACACCTAGAATACACTTAATAGCACATGGTATACCAGGTAAACGTAAAGATGAATTTGTGGAACTTATAGCAAGAAGTTATAGGAAACAGAATGAACGATAGTATTAAAATATTAGATATATTCTACGGCAACAAATGTCAACTTGCTTGTGATCACTGCGATACAAGGAGTGACTACATACGACACGGAGAATTTGATCCTACACTTGATAACATTTTAGAAAGTGTTACACTTGCTAGCCAACAGTTTAATGTAGAGTGTTGGAGTGTGTTAGGCGGAGAACCTTTCTTATACACAGATACAGTTATAGCAATTATTGAACATATTCGAAGTTTAGAAAAAGAAAAAGATAAAGTTATCTTCTTTCCTACTAATGGTATTGCATTAAACAAACCAAAGGTAATGGATCTTGCTGTAGAGTTAATTACAAAACATAATGTATGGATGCAAATTTGTAGTCATGTAGCAGCATGGGACGTTTTAGCAAAGCATAATCAAATGTTAGAAAATGTATACGATCTTGCAGCTCGTGTAGGATATGATAAAGTTGAACCTACAAGCAGTTGGTGGTCTTCTATAATGAACTTGGGAGGTGGCAATGCTGCTTGGCAAGAGTTTAATAGACGAAAAGGTATGGACTTAACCATGGAAGAGTCTCCTAACGAAGCAGCATGGATGAATGGGAAAAGTGGCATATATTATATGGAAGCTCATAGTTTTCAAAAAATACATAACAGAGATGACTTAGGAAAATTAAGGCCGTTTAATCAAGGAGATCCTGAATCATCATATTGGAATGGTTGTCCTAGTTGTTTTTGTGCAATGCTAATTAACAAGAAAGTTTACAAATGCGGAGCATTAGGTACACTTAAAAATGTACTAACAAAAACAAAACAATTAGACGATGAAGATTGGCAGCCGTACTTAAATTACAAACCGGTGGACTTAACACTTAACGATCAAGACGCTATAAACAATTTTTATAATACACACTACTCACATATAGATGCTTGTAATATGTGTCCTAAAAATGTTAATCAAGTAAAACAAAATGAACAAAACGTACTACCCAAGTACGCAAAAAATAGATTATAAATCTATCTTATCACTAGGAATATAAACTACAGCAAACACCCAAGGCTCGTCTGAGTTGTTCCACGCACCGTGTAGGTACTGTGAGTCAAACATAAACATTGGTGCTGCTTCTGGAGTAAACGCTTTATTGTCTACATGAACACCTATGGTGTCAGGTGGTAGTCCTTTAGGATATTGCAAACTAATAACCAAGTTTCTATTAGAAGACTCACCTACAGGAACTCCTGGCTTATCTACATGATCCTCTATTCTTGCTCCACTTGCAAGGCTATGTAGTTCAACTTCATAATCAAAAGCCAAAGCGTCAATGTGCTTTTTAAAGTACTCCATTAAGAAGTCTGGAATATATTCTTCAGGTGAATAAAATTTTATGTATTTCCATGCACCTTTAAAGTCATCAGGATCATCGAGGTATTCTTCGTCCTCTTCTTGCATTATCCAATTACTTGTATATGTTGTTCCTGTATCAGTACCGACAGCATTATGCCAATATTCGGCATCCATATCCTCTGTATCTTTGACATTTTTATCTTCCAAAAACTTTATCGCAGCATTAATATCAAAGTCTTTAAAACTATCAATAAAAGGCTGCAATTTAGGGAAGTCTTTATATGTGTTAAGATCTATCAGTTCGATGTTCATACCAATATTTATGCTATAAATATTTGTCATGGACTTAAATGACAAATTAGCATTCTGTATTGTAGATGATATAGATACATATAAAAACGATAGCATTAAACAAACTATTAGAAATATTGTTGACTTTACAATATCCAATCTGCGTACCAAAGGGTATACAGTAAACATAGGTAAAAACGAAGATCAACTATTACAAAATCTAAAAGGTTATAAACATGCAGTAGTAATGAGTCCTGGCACAGAATTTATTAACGGCTTTGCGTTCTTTGAAGCACTAGATAAACTAGTAGAACAAGACTTTTTTGTAGCAGGACATATATTAGATCGTACTATGCACAATGCTTATTATGAACTGCATCATCAATGTTATGTAATTAATATGGATGCCTACAACGCATTTAAACGCCCTACAGTAGGCGCTTTAGAAAAAGACATAGTACATACCCAACTAGAACCTAAACGCAGCGTAGACAACATACACGACGACTATACGCCTATAACTGTAGCAAAAGGGTACAAGCAGGTTACGTATGCTAACAGATGTCATGGATGGAATCTATTAAAAGTAGCATTTGAATGGAACTTGCCTGTTATTGTATTTGACGATAGTATTCGTAATAACAAATGCCATTACTATCCTGAAAGCACAGAGGACTTTTTAAAACAGAAAGAACATATTGATCACAAATTAAAATACTGCGAGGAAGAATTCGTACATACTGACAACACAGAATGGACAACTGGCATTACAGAAAAGTATGAACAAGTTGTGCTACCTGCTAGTGGAACACTATACTTAGACTTAATAGATAAAGGGCGTGTAGTGTTTTATGATTATAATAAAAAAGCACTAGACTACTGGAAAGAAACATGTCCACGTAAGGACGGCATAGATTACTTGTTTGTGTATACTAATTTGCTTGAAGAACAGAACCTTATAAACTACTTAGATGTTAATCTAAAAACATTGGTTAACTTATCTAACGTATTCTGTTATGAAGGCACAGCAGCAAAGTACAGTTTAGAACAAAGGCTAACTGCACAAAACAAATTATTAAAGGTACTAGATACAGTATCTGATGTAAAGATTAACTTTACTATGAAAGCTGATGCTGGGCATTAATTAACTCAAACACATCTTGATTATTTTTGTTACCACCTATATGGTTGGCTGCCCATGTGTCAAACCCTTTTATGTCTTGATCAACAAAATTATACAAAGGAGTTTCTATTTCAACTCCGTGTTTCCAATCATATGTTTTTTCAAAACTCCACATATGGATTATTTTACTTTTTACCTTGCTTAATACATTTAGGTCAAAGTATTGCAGTGCTGCTTTTTGCTCAACACTTGCTTTTTCGTAGTCGTGTAAATGTTTAAAATATTCTGCTGCTGCATTAATTTTTTTACGAAAGAATAAATCCTTGAAAGAATAATCCTTCCATTGTTTGTTTTCAATACTGCCTTTTGTAATGTTTCTAAGTTTAGCATCGTACAACCTGTTATAGTCTGTCCAGCAAAAGATAGAAATATCAGGTACATCACTTTCATTAAATTGTTTTAACATGACATCCCACACTGAGCTTCCGCCATATCCTAAATTTGTAATTTTTGCATCGTGATGATTTCTTAGTTTTTCAATATAAGTATCGTAACTTTTTGCAATGCTATGTGGGTTAGATGTTTCGCAACAGAAACTATCTCCGTAAAATCCTATTGTTAGTGGCATGAGTATTCAGTCACCTGTAATACTATTCTTGGAACAAAAGAAAGATTAGCAGCACCGTGTTCGTCTTGTGAGTTTTCATATTGGAACACATCACCTCTCTTGTAATTTGCTACCATTGAGTTACCGTATATAAAAACATGTCCCGGAATAAAATCTTGTAAAGGAACCCAATAACGTTTACAGTTTTGATCATCATGAGTATGTGGATCTGTGTGCATAGGCATCATTTGCCCAGGTAGAAGTTTAGTAATCCACCAATGACATTTACCGTCTGCCCAAGGAAATGTTAAATCTATCTGTAGGTCTTGTTGCTCGTATACATACCACATTGTCTTACTAAAATCTAGTGCGGATTTTCCTTTTTCCCAAAGTGCTTTTTCAACTTCGTTTACAGGTTTCCAATCTCCAGGACGGGCTTGTCCTTCTGTAATCATCACAAGGTCATTAAGGTCTCTGCTTAGATCCTTACCGAAGTTACCTATCCACTCCATGTTTCTAATATGTTTTGAGATGATCAATCCCTAGCCTCTTTCTAAAATCGTTTGTAAATTTACAGTCAATGCGTAAACCGTATTCAACTTCTACACTGTTTTCTCCGCCGTGCCAGTCTTGGTCATTCCAAAAAGCAGCGTTACAGTTTAAGTAATGTTTGTTCTCGCTCTCTGGATCCCAAATATAAAATCCTCTCTTTGTGCGATAGCGTATATGTATGAATTCATTATTGTGCGGACTATATTGTTTATCATCGTGTACTCCGTTGTCTGCATCTAGGTCTCTGTGTTCAAATGCTCTACCATTATGATCGCAGTGAAAGAAAATAACTCTACCAATGCGTTCAATGATATTATTTGCTTGTAAATCTTCTACCCATTTTACGACACCTGGAAAGTATTTGCTTTCTTCAGTCTTTTGTCTTTCAGCGTTACGTTCATTCCAGTCACCTTCATTCCAAAGGAAGTAGTAAATGTATGGATCATTAGCACCCATTGTTGCTTTTAAATAGCGTGTGAATATATTACGCTGTTTGTAATCGCCAAAGTCTGTAGGCAATATTTTGTTACCTTCGATTTTAATAGGATCGTTATCATCTAATGCTTGATACTCGTCCCATGCTTTGTAAATTGGTTTCCAATTAAGAATATAACTGCTATCCTTCCATTCAAAGCCAGGAGCCATCCAAGTACCTTCTTTTGCATAATCTCTTGCTAATGCAAACCCTCTAGCAATCTCAGGATGCAGATCTTTGAAAGACGAAATGTCTAGGTGTGAATCTAAGTTAATGTAAGGCTTTCCGCCAATTCCTCTAATCATGTATATACTTACCGTTAAATAGTACTATGAGTAACAACTTTGAATATTATTATAACACAGTTCCTGGTAAAGGTCAATGCCGAAATAATCTAATATACACCAGTTTGATTAGTAAGGATAAAAAGACATTTTGCCAATGGTACTACAATGATGAACAATATCATGGCGGGCATAATCAAGTAGTGGATCCTAACCTAATGGAGGAAAAATGGTTACGTGAAATTAACTTTATACAGCAAATGGAAATGAAGTACCCACAGCATGTGCCAGAAATACAAGATATTGACTTTATCAATAAAAAATTATACTTAAAAATTGATGGGCCTGACATGTGGGAACTAGCAGGCTGTGAAGGTAACGACTACAGTGTAGTTGATAATTGGGAAGAACAAATGCTTGAGATTATTCAAGCACACAAGGACTTGGGGTTGTACAAATACAGTATGCACCCTAGCAGTTATTTTGTAGTTGAGGGGAAACTAAAAAGTATTAATTACTTCTTTACATATAGTGATCAGGATCTTGGTATTAGTTTACGCAGTGTAATGAGTCACATCAGTGAAGATAGACAAGCAGACTTATTTCCTAAAATGGAAGCTGCTGGAATCGACGTAAACAAAGATACTCCTCATTCACAAATACAGTTACTAGCATTTGATAGTTTTAAAACAAACTTCCCTGATGAAGTTATGGAAAAGGCAAAAGCAATCTATGCATAAGATGGTACGGTGGCACAAAGACTTAGACTTGTCTGAGTTTTACAATGAAGCAGGTCGCCGCGGCTTTGTTAATAACGCAAGTCAAAAAGTAATGATCGACTGCTTTCACAATGAACGTGAATGGAATGCTTGGATACTTTATAGTGATGACAAAGCAATAGGGAGTGTAGCAGCTCACTCCTTTGATGATGTTATGGGGCCTAACTCATATAGAATACTTACAAGAGTATGTACGTTTGGAGAAGCAAGACCACACAACGGATTAGTAAAAGCAAATAGGCTTTGTGCTGAACATCAAAACTTGACAGATCAGTTTATGCTTCCTGCTTGTTTAGAATGGACAAAAGGTAAAGGTAGAGTGTATGCAACTTCAAACAAAAGTAAAGAAGGAAGTCAACGTTTAGTACATTCAATATACTTTCCTACACTTGCTAAGATAGGTGTTGTAAGCAAAGTCAAAGAAGTGCATTACAGGCATACTGACCAAACAGTTTGGGAAATACACCCCGATAAATTTTATGCTAATTTAGAATTGTACCCTAGATGGGTCTAAGTTAGGATTAATACGTTCTAATTCTTTTCTAACGTGTTCAGTTAGTTTCCACCTAAATTCAATTTGCCTTATAGTAGGCTTCTGTGCCCAAAACATAATTGTGTCAACAATATCATTTAATGGTGTATTGTAATCGCTTAAAAACGCTGTAGTATCGTCACCTTGTATTTCGGTGCCTTCTATAAAACTTAAATCTAAATGCAGTATAGGAATGCCGTTAGGATTAATACTCTCTAACCTACATGCTTCTGCAAGTGCTTGTTTATCATGCACATAGTCTGTAGGAATAAGCTCAGGATAGTGTCTACTAACGCTGCCCATAACAACCATCATATTCACTTTGTCTTTAAGTGCGTGGAACAGTTTTAATTGCTGTCCGTCCCTATATGCATTGTTTACAAAAAAGTCTGCACCAGTAGCTTCTTGTACAATCTTATCAAAGTCTTTTTCAATGTCATAACCGTTACTACGACTCATACCTATAATCTCATGACAACTAACTTCTGTAAACTTATCAAATATTGCTTTACCAATACCTTTGGTATGTCCTGTAATTACAATTTTATTTTCACTCATTTATATCGTATCCTGCAAATGTAAAGCCTGGGTTATCTAACCAAAACTTAATAGTATTACTAATTAGGTCATAGTTGGCATAACTGCTGCTGGTTAATCTCAAATAGAGCATAGGATGTTTGCTGTGCAACGACTGCTCTACTACATAATTTTCAAGTTCTAACTTTTGTTCACTGTATGTTGGCATACTAAAATCTTTAAACGTTGAAGCAATACTGCCACATACAACTAGTCTACATCTATCCTTTAATGCTTCTACATATTTGATCTGAGCACCTTTTGCGTGTGCGTTTAAAATAACAACACTGTCAGAATCAATGTGAGAGCATATAGCATCTATGTCTTGTGAAAGGTCATAAGGTCTATCAAAATTTACGCAATTAAATTCTTTGCGTAAATGTAATCCTAATCCTTTGTTGCTTCCTACTATATAAAATTTCATTTTACTAGGTCATCTAGATTATCGAAAAAGTCGTCACCTAAATGATTTTCAATTACCTGTCGTAGTTTACTGTTTTCTAAATTTTTAAGTTTGCGATATAGCACTACGTTACCTCGCTGAATATCCATAAACTTTTTAACGTAAAATGTATCATCAAATGTTGGATTTTCTTCTGGCACAAAGTCCTCCCTGTCTGTAAAACCTACTCTGTTTGTTTCACTAAAGAAACAACTGGCTATCCATTTTGTTCCTTTACTAATTACTGTACTTTCGTGTATTGTACTCCAATTCTTGGCTTCATCGTAAGATTGCTTAAAGTATAACATGCTTCCTTTCTTAGGTTTTACATCAACGTTTAACTTTGGAAAGAATGTTGTGCCACCTTCGTAGTCATCATTAAGATACAGTATAGCAGTTCCTACTCTATCATTGCTTCCGTGAGAGTAGTAATTAATTTTATCAGGGAAATAAGGATAATCGTGGTGTAAGTCTAAGTATCTACCTTTATCATAATTGTATATGTCAATAGCTTCAATATGAGAGTGTTGTAGTCCGCAGTTATCTACAATTGAATTTGCAATAGTATTATAGTGATGTGGATCCATACCAAGACTAATACCTCTTTGTTCCACATCTTCTGTTACCTGTGTATAACTTTCTTGTCTGCTCTGCTTTCCGCTGTCTGGATTCATTCCATCTGCAATGTGTTTAGCAATAATTTCGTCACACATGTCTTCTGAGACAGCATTGTCAAAAACTATGATAAGAGGTTCTTCACAATATATTCTACCTTTAGCCATATTTAATACTGGCAACGGAACGGCATCATCTTCTAAAACAGTTATCTGCCCAGCGTGTTCTTTACCGTTGTACATAAATCTTTCAAAAGAAATCTTTTGTCTTTCTTTCATAGTCTTTGGTTCACTAATCATGTGCCATTTCTCACATATAATCTGATCGCCCTTATCAGTCTTGACAAAGCCAAAACCTTTTGCGTCATTGAACCACTGTACTATTCCTGTTTCCATTACCATGCGTTCCATATGTACTTAGGCACTGTTCCGCAATTAGTTCCGGCGTGCCAAATCTTTCTATCTACCCACTCGTATGTTGCACCTTGTGGAATATTATAAAATGTTTCATTGCCTGCAATAAAAATATGCCCCCATTGCGGACTACCTATATGGCAATGATATCTAGGACAATCAGGAATACTTTCTTCATTGTCATGTACGTCCCAATGAATAGGTGCAAAACGTCCTGGGTGTATTCTACTTATCCACACATTTTTACAGTCTAATCCGTAAAACTCGTTCCAAGCATCAACTATGCTTTGGTCAAACTGTTTGCCTGGAATAAACATATCCCAACCTGCTGTGCCACCTTCGTGTACAGTTTTATATCCTGCTTGTTCCCACATATCTAATATAGGATCTAATCCAGGAACAGTATCACCACGTTTATGGCTAGGTCCTACATATTCAGGATCAACACTTGCACATTGATCAATTACACTATCCCAATCAATAGTGTTACATATTCCTAAATGTTTAATCTGCATCTGCATACCTATGATTTACTTTACTGTGATGTTCTTCATCTGCTCTTACACATTTAATTAAGTCTGACAGTCTAGCAGTCTTTTTCATCTTGTAATAATCAATTGCTAGTTGTGGAGCAGGAACATTTTCTACTTCTCCATTCTCTACCATTGCTAGATAGTCTGTATAACTCCTAACTGCTTCTTCTTCAAAGTATGCAATCATTCTGTGTGCAAGTCTATAACTGATAATGTAAATTATAAAATAGAATATCATAAAAATGATTTGTGCTAACACAACTAATAGTCTTTCAAACACATTAGGTTTAGCAATTGCAATGAAAAACATTAAATGCATTCTTTCATTTTCTGCTTCTTCTAACATCTCTCTGATATCAGGACCAAAACCTGTTTTCATTTTACGCAAACTTTTAAAATGCAACCACATGCCTGCAACCATACCAGGCACACCTGCTACTGTTTCTAGTACAACTGCTCTGTGTCCATATCTTTTAGCAAAAAATGTATCTGCAAAGAATCTAAAAAACTTTGTCATTCCCATTGCTAATGCATTTCTAATTTTCATTTGTTTGGCCTTCCTAAAAAATGAAACAGGTATTGTTTGTGTATTCCCATACTTGTTCCTGCATGATGGCTTCTATAATTATCCCATTCATATATGCTACCTTGTATTTCATTATGGAAGCACTGGTTTTCTAGTATAAGAACATTACCCCACCTTGGCTTATCTATAAAGCATACCCAACGTTTTAGCTCTCCTAATGATAACCATTCTTCTTCTTTATCTTCGACATCCCAATGATATGGAACATTACGCCCAGGATCAACTTCGCTTACAAAAACTCTTAATGGCTGTGCGTTTACTAGTTTTGCAAACTTATTTTGTATTTCAATATCAAAATGTTCACCTGGATAGTAGTCATGCCAGTATATTTCTTCTAAATTATAACCAGCACCTTGCCATGTTCCTATAATATCTCTATAACTTTGAAGTAGTGGACCATCTGATTCTGCTTCGCTACGGTCAACTACACTTGTAACTGTATTCTTATCACCTGTAGTACATTCCATACATTTCTTTACAATAGGATCCCAATCAATAATAGATTGTGTACTACCAAAAAATTTAGGCATTGAATAACTCCTCGTATATGTAACTCATATTCTGATCTCCCCATAAAACATGTGTGCTTAAACTACGCTTAAACATAATTTCTAAGTTTATTTTGTCTTCAACAAGCTCACCTGTTTCATCTAACCTAAATTGTGCTGTATCGTGTATAATACCTTGCATGTACTTTTCTTCAATATAAGGATCATCAATAGGAACACAGCCGTACCAGTCTATACATTTCATTTGTTTGTAATCTGTAATATAATGACAATGTGGATACATTGTTAATTTGTATATACCTTCGTCAAATTGATCAACAATTATATCTCTAATTTGTCTACGCCACATATACTCTGGCCACTCTTCAACTTCAGTATCATAAATTACTTGGTTACAACTTTTACCATACCACTTGATGTAAATTTTTTGATTTTTGTAATCTATATCTTTTACCTCTGGTGCATACTTTTTATCTTTGAATAATTCAAGATAAGTTAATTCGTTTTGAAAAAACCAATCAACAACTTCTTTTGTATACAATGGTCGATGCTGTATATCTCTATATGCGTATTCGTTTGGAAATCCGTAGTTCTTACAAAATGTTTTTCCATCTTCACTTACAAGAGGTTCATAAGTTTGTTGTGCCATACAAGGACGGCCAATGCTATCAAGTTTTAAGTAATGGTTCCATTTCATACAATAGCCTTCCATATCTCGATAGTTTTATCAAGTCCTTCGTCTAATGTAACTTTTGGTTCCCACCCTAGTTTTTTCTTAATTAGTGTATTGTTAGAGTTAAGCCAGTAAATCTCTCCTGCACGAAATAGTTTTGTATCCCAGTTGATAGTTCCTTTCCAGTCTAACTTTTTAGCAATTAGTTCTGCATAGTCTCTAATCTTAATAGGATTATCCGGACCAATTGTAAAAATACTTCCGTCATTACATTTATCAGGATTGTTAATTACTGTTTCCCAGGCATCTAGCATATCGTCAACAAAAATAAAATTACGATACGGCTCAGCATAACCTAAGTTACACTTGTCTGGATTAGTTAACATTTGATTAATAATTTGTTCAGTTACAAAAAACTCATTATCCTTTCTGCCATAGCAGTTTGTTTGCCTTAGAGCTGTAAAAGGAAAGTCATAACAACGATGTGCATATTCTAAATACTTTTCACAACCATACTTTGCAACTGCATACGGAGCATTAGGATTAGGAACAGTGTTTTCGTCAAATGCTATAGATTGCTTTGGTGTACCGTGTTCTTCAATTTCATCTGAAATAGGTTGCCACCCGTACACTTCCATTGTACTTGCAAACACAAAGTTTCTTAAATTTTTTACCTTGGCTGCTGTTTCAATTAAGTTAACTGTGCCAACATAATTAATTTCACTAAATGTAATCTGCTCGTAAAAACTTTGTTCGACTTCTGTACGTGCAGCAAGATGAACAATAATATCAGGTTTTACTAATAATACTTCGCCAGCAACTGATTGATGATCTAGCAAATCGCTTTTCAAATGATGCACTTCGTGATTCTTTAGTCTTTCGGATAAATGAGAACCTATGAATCCAGATGATCCTGTCATTAAAATTTTCATTGCCAATACTCCATATAATAAATATACTTATGCTAAAAAGTGCTACTATTAAAGAATTCAGGCAGACCGCAAAAGGTTATAACGATATACCTGATGATGTTAAAATACTAGTAGAAACAAACGGTAACAGTGACGCTGCTTTTTACATAAGTGATTGGTATCTACTAAAAATTTACGATGAATCTTTAACAATTAGCAGTGATGTGCAACAAAAGTATTCTACACTTATTGAAAAAGTAAAAGAGCATAATCTAAACTATGCTGCCATTCATGTATGCAATACTGCTATGATGGAAGAAGTAAAACGTAAAAATAAAGGAAGAACTGTAATAGAAGTTAGTGCAAATACTTTATTGGTATTACACCGTTATTAATTTCATATTTGGTGGAACAGGAATTTGATTTACTAATCCTGCTTCAATGTCAAACTCTATACCTTGCTCAACAACTTTTACGTTGCTAATGACTTTTTGATTGTTTGCTGCTCTGTTTAACCATGGACTTAGATACTTATCAAACTCGTATCTTACGTTTCCTTCTGAGCCTGTTATTCTAACATGCTTTGGATCATTAATAATATTCTTAGGTAGTAACTTTCTTACAACTAGTTGAGCTCTTATGTGAGCACCTATATTCATTGCAGTGTGTGGAATACCTGCGTCCATGTCATACCATTTACCGTCAAGCACAGTTTTAAACATTTCTTCTTTTTCTAAGTCAATAAGATAGGCTTCGTCGCCACATAAATTTAAGTGCCATCGATTGTCAATGTCTGCATGTGAAGTATAGCAACTAGGCGATTCTAAAATAATAATTCTAGCTTGTCCTTTAGGTTCTGGTAAACTATTCCAAATAGATTCCCATTGTGTACCCAAGTACTCTGGTTTTAACTGCCAAGGATCATAAAAGAAACTGCCAGTCTGTTCTGAAATATTAAACTTTCCTATTTCGTAAACATCGCCCATTACACCCTCTATCACCTCTAAAGGTACTGTATATTTGGTATTTTGGATCATATGCATATTTACCGGAACTACGATATGTGCGTATAAAACTTGGTAAATATCGTTATGCGTAAGATAAAGATCGACAATGTGTCCATTCCAGTCGATATAAAATGGAAAAACATTGGTATTAGTTTAAGTGGAGGAGCAGATAGTGCGTTACTTGCGTACTTGATTTGCAAAAATCTACATGACAACTGCAAGGTACACATCAGCACACAAGTTAGAATGTGGAAATCACGCCCATGGCAAGAACATATTTCAGCAGAAGTATTTGATTGGTTTGTGGGATACTTTCCTGATCTTGAATTTGAAAGGCATGTTAATTTTATACCGCCTGAACTTGAAGAGCCTAATTCAACTATGATTAAAGATGCCTACGGAAAAATGAAACCAGGTAACAGAATTATATTGAGGTCTTTTAACGAATATCTTGCACACAAGGTAAACTTAGATGCTTGGTATGCAGCAGTGACACTAAATCCAGATGTAGAATTTGATGGTGCAATGAGCGATAGACAAGAACCTACTATAGATACTATAATGGAACACATGGGAGTAACAGTTTGCCATCCGTTTGTTGCAAGTAAGAAAGACTGGGTTATAGAACAATACATAAAAAATGATATTGCTGAACTGTTAAACATCACTAGAAGTTGTGAAGGCGACAATGATGCATATCCAGAAGTTTTTAAAGGACTAGATTATACAACATACACACCTGGACAGTATGTACCAACATGCAAAAAATGTTTTTGGTGTCAAGAAAGACAATGGGGAGTAATGAATGCCATGCAAAAGTAAAACATTTTGTATGCACCCTTTTACAGGCTTGGCAACAAGAGAAGACGGAGCCATTAAGGTATGCTGTCGTAGTCAACCAATTGGTTGGATACAAAATGAAACAGTAGAAGAAGTGTGGAATGGCGACAAGATGAAAGAAGTCAGACGCCAGGTAATGAATGACGAGCGACCAGATGTTTGTAAGCCGTGCTTTGATCTTGAAGATCAGGGTGTAGAGAGCTTACGACAGCGTCATATAGCAGGAGTAATACCTGAAGCAAGGGTAAACTTATACCCTGATGCTTTAGACGCTTTAAACGAAGATTATACAATGCCGTTTGAACTTCCTACTATGGAAATAAAACTTAACAATCTTTGTAATTTAAAGTGTCGTATGTGCAATCCATTAGATAGCACACAATGGAAAGATTGGAATCAAGTTACTGAATTTTATAAAAAAGAAAACAACTATCTTATTCCTACTGTTGAAAAACTAGTTGATACACCTGGAAAGTATATAGGTCCGTTTGATAACTCAGATAACTGGTGGAGTAGTTTTGAAAAACTATTGCCTTTCTTTAGGCGTGTAGAATTTGCAGGCGGTGAACCATTGATGGATCCATACCACTATAAAATTTTAGATAGACTAGCAGAGTATGGAGAAAATATAGAAATTAAGTATGCTACTAACGGCACAACATTAGGTATTAAAGGTGGACGTACTATTCATGACTACTGGCCTAAGTTTAAAAGTGTTGCAGTAAATATAAGTATAGATGGTTTGCATGATACATATGAATATATTAGAGGCAATGGTAAGTTTAGTGAAGTAGAAGAAAACGTAAAAGTATTTAAGAGCTTTCCTAACGTAAGTAGAGTAGTAGGCGCTTTTACAGTCCAAGCAAATAACATTATGCAGATTTGTGATGTTATTGATTATTTCTTAAATGATATGGGTATTATATTTTACTCACATAGAGTAAACTATCCTATGTCTTTGTCAGCACAAGTAGTGCCGCCAGAACTAAAAGAAAAAGTAATAAAAGACTTAGAAGCAATGAAAACTAAAGTTTTAAATTATGATGCTATAAAAGAAAATGAATTGCTTAAAAAAGTTACTCTACAACAAATACAAGACAACATTAATTTTTTACAGGCTAAATGTATGCACGACACACATTGGCAAGACTGTATAGCATTCAACCATAATTTAGATAAAACTAGGGGGCAAGACTTTCTCACAGCCAACCCTGAGTTCGCTCCTTATGTTTAACCTTATATTAACAAACGGCAAAGAAGATACTAGTATACCATTTAAAGTTAGAAATACTAGTATTGCTAAAAAATGGCACAAAGAACTTTTAAAAAATTATAAATTATACGAAATAGATAGATTTACTAACTGGGGTACGCATAATCTTATTGATGAACTTAATCAATGTATTAAAGAAATAAAACACAGTGGAGTTTATATTGATCGATATATCAGTACTAATAGTACTAGTATGCAACAAGATTTAAACTATCTGCATAAATTTTTTGAAGACTTACGTGGCGAAGCAACCATAGGAACAGAATGGTTTAATAATTCTCCAAAGAAAATACAAAAATGCGTAGAGCGTTTTAATATTCTTATACATAAATTAGAAGCAGAGTTACGAACAACGAATCATCCTACAGTAGTAGTTACTTTTAAAGATAGACCTGTGATGAACCTATCACAAGAAGATATGAAACACTTTACATTTCAATGGACTCACGGAACTGTATACATAAATTATTGTCAAGTTGGAAAAACAGTTTTAGATATCTTTAAAGACAAAGATGGTGTAGCCAAAGGAATAAGACCTCAAGAATTTTATAGTGCAGATTTTATGGTTAAGTTTGGTCCTACAATACCTTATCCAATGTACTTACTAAGAAAAATTTATATAAATTTATGGATAAAGTTACAATCATTTAAATTTAAAAATTTTAATTTAGGAATGATTCCTGTAGCAGATCTAATTGAAGATATTGACATAACACATTTAAAAAAATATAATGAAGTTAAAGGTGTACAATGCATAAAGTAATAAGCAAATGGCCGCATCAAGATAGTGTTCATGTTGAGTGGAACCTTGGCAAACGTTGTAACTTTGATTGTAGTTACTGCCCAACAGAAATACACGATAACACCAGCCCACATACAAATATTAAAGTATTGTTAGATGCAGTTGATGCACTATCTGAAATTGATAAATCAATGCGTGTAAGTTTTACAGGCGGTGAACCTTGCGTACACCCAAAGTTTACGGAACTTGTTGATCATGCAAGTCAGCGTGTTGATTGGATCAATGTAACTACTAACGGCACACGGACAGCACAGTACTACAGTGATCTTAATGTAAATCATATTGTGTTTAGTTTGCATGTAGAAGACGATGAACATTGGAGAAGATGTGCAGAAACTGTATTAATGTTTTCTCAGATAAATGAAGGTGCATATACAAAAAAGCCATTTCAAGTCAACTTAATGGCACATCATAAACTTATGGATAGAGTAAAAGAATGTGCTACAATGTTTGACGGACACAGCATTCCTTATGTTGTAAGACGAATACGATGGACAGAAGGTGACCATGATGTGTTTGATGATTTAAAATATGAAGGTAAAGATTTAGAATGGATACTTAATCAAACATCAACAGCAAAGCCTAATGTTATTATTGACGATAAAGAAGAAATGCATGCCAACGATGTTATTAAAAAACATCTAAATCAATTTGAAGGTTGGAAGTGTAGTGCAGGTATAGAAAGCCTAATGATTAATTGGGACGGTGAAGTTCACCGTGCTACTTGTAGAGTTGGCGGAAGTATAGGTAACATTTATGACGGTAGTTTTGAACAACCGGAAGATTGGATAACTTGTACTCGTAAGTGGTGTACTTGTGCCGCTGACATCCCTCTTACAAAGGAACTTTCCATTTCGTAATGTGTGTGTCAGGTTGACAACTACAACTAGTCCTTGGACAAATAATAGTTTTTAAATCCATTTGTGCTTTATTAAATCTTAAAATAAAATCCTCTGCAAACATACTAATATTTGCATCAGCAAATACTTGTTCTTGACAACTACCTGTAACTCTACCGTCATGTGTAATAACTAAATTTTCTATAGCAACGTTGCATTTCCAGCCTTTAAAATAGTTTGCCTGTTCCATAATATATTTGTTTGGTGTTGCAGGTACTATAGCATCGTTATCATATATTGCTATACTTTCATGTATTCTAAATCTATGTAGGTTAGATATAATCCAATCCGAATCTGGAGCACGTTTTATTGGCTGCTGCAAGTATTTCATTTGTTCATCATTGTAACTACCTATATCGTAGCCGGGAGCATCTACTACTTCTTTTGCTTGTATAATCCAGCGTTGCTTACTGGTTTTCATTTTCTCAATTAGTTCGATACATCTATCCCACGCTGTTGCATCCATTAACATAAGTGCGGTTACATCTGTTCCTCTTCCAAAGAGATGATCAGCAACTGCAATAAAGTTATCAATGTCTACATCTTTTTGATGGCAACTTAAAACAAACTCATCTACATCTTGTGTATTTTTTTCAAACCATCTTACAGTTCTACTTCCGTTAGTGGTACATTGTATATGAACACTATGATTTTCTTTTATTTCTTTACAAAACTTTGCAAAGTGAGGCCATAATGTAGGCTCGCCTCCACCTACAACGTTAATCTTAAAATGTGTTTTATTATGTGCTAATGTATAATAATCAAATAATGCTCTAAAGTTTTTTATTACTGTATCTATATTTTTAGGATAGCGAAGTCTGTTAGTAACACTACCTGGAAAACAGTATTCGCAAGAGAAGTTACAAATGTCAGTTGGCCAGAACCTAATATCTAATGTTTCAGGATCTTGTGTAGTAGCAATTTTAATTAATTCTCTCATAGTAGATGTGCTAACTCTGGAAATACCTTTGCTGCTTCTAAACCTCGTATAGCATCAAGTTTATTTGTGTATTCCTTGAAGCCTGGTAATAAGTGACTGTTGTCCTGTGCATTCATATGATTAAGAACTGCTTCCCAACGTTTCCACCCATATGGATTATGTTTCCAATATTCGTCATCTTGTCTATAGTTTTTCCATAGCCAATCTTTGAAGTCCATAAAACGTTCTTTAACTTCTTCTTTATCTTCTTTAGGTAAAATTTGTATACTTAGAAATGTTGGAATGTATAGTAAGTGCATGTTAACTAGCCCACCGCCCATTTGTACTCCACCTGGAACTTCACCAACATTTAATTTTTTAAAGCCGCTTTCTAGTTTCCATTTCATAAAGTCTGGTAAGTGTTTTACGTTGAATATTTGAATTGCTGTTGCTAAACTTGTTTGTATGTTGTCAGGTGTGTTATCTAACATGTGTAATGTTTTTTCTACAGTTTCAAAGTTTGTAGGAAAACGTATGTATTCGTCACGTTCGTGACTAGCGTCCATGCTTACAGCAAATTTAACTTTCTTAAACTTTGACCAAAGCTCAATCAAATCATCATCAACTAGCAATCCGTTACTGTTATAGCGTAACAGTATTTTATCTTGATATCCTTGCCTGATAATTTCTTCAATAAATCTTTTGTGTTCTCTAATCATTAACGGCTCGCCGCCTGCAAAGTATACTTGTTTTAAGTTAGGAATCTGTGCATTCATTTCTTCCCAAAACGTATCTTTTTCATGCCATTTGTTATTGAACTCTTTTCTATCCCATTGCATTTGCCTTTTAACTTCAGGATCTTCTAATACAGGAATTAATTTTTTATGGTCAGCGACCCACTTGCTACTATCGTGTGGTGAACACATGACGCATTTAATATTACATGTATGTCCTAAACGTAAGTCTAAATATTTTAAATTTTCAGGAACTGTGCCATCTTCTTTTGTTTGTCTTACAAGTTCAGGTATATCAACACCATCTTCCATCCAAGTATAACTTTCCCAAACACGTTTACTTGCAACTCCTTTCTTCTCTTCCTCAAAGCATTTTTTACAACTTGCAGGAATATTACCTTCAAGCATTGTGGTTCTTACATTTTTCATGTAATCATTATTCCATGCTTCCATAGGAGTTTCGTGACCAAAGTTTGCAGGCTTGCCATGATTCATTTTAACTAAACCTACTTCGTGATCACCACCTGCACCACTAGCATTTGACGAACAACATAATCTCATATCTCCGTTAGGTCTTGTTGCAAAGTGTATCCATGGTAAAACACAAAATGTTTTTGTGCCAGCGGCCTTGGCTATGGCGTCTGTATATTTGTCTAATTCAGACATTAAAATCTTCCCATTAACATATAACGTGTATATTTAGGTAACTCTAATTCATCTTTAACTAGTATAGTTTTTAATTTAGATTTTTTTTCAAAACTGCTAACACTATTAGAACAGTTTACATGTTCTTCTAGTTCAAAATAATTATTAGATTGTAAAATCACTTCAGTACTTGTTGGTACACGTTTTGCCCATTTGTTGTACTGTTGTTGTGTGAGGTGTTCGCAACTTGTGTTAATGACCATGTAAGGTTGATCAGTATATTCATACTCACACATATCTGCTGTAACTGCTGTAAATTTTCCTTCCATCTCGTAACGCTTATTCATTGTGTTTGCTATTTCTGCACACTTAGGATCAATATCAACACTTGTAATATGTTTAAATCCTATTGTGCTGTTGAACAATAAATTTGCTAATACGCCATTCCATCCGCCAAATATAACACAACTAACATTACCAACATGATGATGTTTTTGCAGTGTTTCAACCAACCACGCTTTAGATTTTAATTGGCCTCCCCAAAAACTTTCAAGTGTGCGGTCGCGATCTTCGCTGTTGCGAATTGCATCCATCCAAAATTTTATATCTTCAAGTTCTACTTTCACAAGTGTATTTAAGCCATAAATACGAGTATGTTACTCCTTCCTGAATTAAGTGTATATATAACCCACACCTGTACTTTGGCGTGTGATAGCTGTTGCACGTTTAATCATTTAAATTGGGGTACCCATTTTAAGCCAGATACAACTAAAGAAAAATTAAAAGCTCTACCAGACACAGTCGACTTTGAAGAAGTTTTTATTATAGGTGGTGAGCCTACGTCTAATCCTGCACTAGGAGATTGGATGGCATACTTAGAAAGTATGTGGCCTAATGCTAAAAAATGGGTAGTAACCAACGGGAGAGACCTAGATAAATTTGATGAACTGTATCCTGAATGGATAGACCGTGATTGGAAAATAGAAATATCAGCACATTCACAACAAGACCTTGACACCGTAATGTCGTGGATACACAATAGGTGGGCAGATGTATCCTGTGAGCGATTCAAAGATACTAGACACGAAGATGGTGAGTGGCATTATAAACTTGTTGTTGACGGAATTGAAAGAGGTGAAATTACAGAAGCATGGCAGTTTTACGAAAACCCTGCTGTAGTTAAAAAAGGTAACAAAATAACTTGGGATAAACTTAGAGATAAAGATGATCAGCATTCTAAGTGTCCTGCTATACAATGTATGTATCTAGTAGATGGTAGATTTTATCGCTGTCATCAACAGGCAATACTTCCTCAGTTATCAAGAAAGTTTCAAATAGAAGATCCGTTTGCTGATATAGCAAAACAAGATCTAGGGTGTAGTCCTGAAGAGTTTGAAACTTGGATCAAAACACAATTAGAACCTCAAGAGCAGTGTCGTTTGTGTAAATGGGAAAACAAAATTACATTACCAATTGAAAAATCCAAAACCAAAAAAATTAAACTTTTAAAAATTTAGGTATTTTGCTGTCTGCACTACTTACACAAGAGCTAGTAATGCATTTAGATGGCGTCTTAAACAGCGTAAAACCGCCCTGTAGCGTTCCTAAAGGGATATCGCTGCAACTATATGCTCTCTTAACTTCATCACCTCTTATAACGCAGCTTTGATACCCTGCATTGCAATTCCAATCTTTAAACTTATTGAAGTTAAATGCATTCATTCTTTCTGCCTGATCCAAACCATAATTGTTTCCTTTAGCATCTTCTAAATACATTTGCATGATTTGCTCACCTTTCCAATTTTGTGGAAAGCCTGTTTGCAATTGTTCAATTTGCTGATCGGTGTACCCGTCAACTATTCTAGACGCGGTAGGGTCGGACTGCGGTTTAAGAGTGACGTTAATTCCTTTGTCTGCGAATCTACTACAACGTTCATAATATTCTTCAAAGTGTTCAGGAACCATAACTTGATTAATTGTAACAAATACTCCTCCTTCTATGAGCTGTACGCATCTATCTCCAAAGTCTTTTTCGTTTGCAAATTCTGCGTGATAACTTGCAGTGATGCTACGACGTGTTAGGTGGCTGGTGTTGTCTATAAATCTTCCCCACCATTTCTCACCTGGGCTTAGATTAGTTGTAAGGTGTATGCTTTGATATTTTGCTTCATCGTCATTAGCATAATATTCAACAAGGTCACCAAACTTTTTATATGCTGTTGGTTCACCTCCACTAAAACTAAAATGAAATTCAGTAAATCCATTTGCTCTTGCTTGGCGTTTAATTTCATCAATTGCATTTGTGTATACTTCAAAGTCTTGATGGTCTGGAACGTTTGAGTTTGCATACGGCCAACAGTAACTACAACTATAATTACAGAAGCGACCAAGTATCCAACTAACGTTAAACAATGGCTGTTGAAGCATTGTTGTTTGTCCAAACTTAACAATATTGTGGAATGGTATTAGAGTAAAATCGTTCATTTAGGCTCCACAATGGCAGTTGAACATGCCTTTACACAGGTCATGCACTTGTCTTTGCCTTCCCAGTAGTCAGTAATTCCACCGAATAAAATGCCATCTGTGTCTAATATGCCTGACTGGCAAGTGTTTAAACCTATATTGTTTATTATATCTTTTGTATTTTGCACACTCTGATTACGCAGTTTGTGTATAGGTAATATCTCTTCTATTGGTTGTTCTAAGTAATCGCTACCTATATAACAGCAAGGCATTATGTGTCCGTATGGATCAACATATATACCTTTTTCGCTAGTACACTTAGGATTAATTTTTGCTTGTTCCATAACATGATTTAGATAACTTGTATCTAACAAATCAATTAATTTTGCATTTGGCTGTTTAGCAAATCTTTGTCTTGTTGCAGGCTCTAAAAAATATTCTGTTTCTAGATTGTTATTAACAACTTTAAATTTTTCCATCTCATAAAAACGTGTAGTGCTTACAAAGTTAACTTCTTTGACTCCTAGCTCTAGCAAAAACTTTTCTAGTTCTTCTGCTTCATCTTCATTGTGCTTGAACACTAAACTATCTACCCTTGCTTCGCCGCCAGCATCTATATATGCTTTTAAATTTTCTATAACTTTATCAAAATTTGTGTTACGTCTATATAATTCATGTTTGCCTTTGAATCCATCGATTGCAAATACAACTGTACTATTCGAAACTGTTCCTATAACCTTTGCTAACTTTGCCCACCATTCAGGATTTCTCATACCACCATTTGTGTGTATTGCTAATCTAGTAGTAGGATTACACTCTCTAACATATGAATAAATTTCTAAGCAATCTTTTGCAAACGCAGGATCACCGTAATTACCGCAACTATAAAAGTTTTGTAACTGAGCTAGAAATGGTTTAGGAAACCATTTTTTAAAATCATCAATGCTCATATCTCCGTTCTTAATGAAAGGTCTGGTAGGACCTCCGTGGAAATTCCTTGCACACATTGGACATTGTGCTTGGCATTTATCTGTCAATTCCAGATGAACTGTTGTTACTTCAGAAACTTTTTGTGTCATTATGAACGTATTTAATCACTTTATTAGTTGACTTTTGCAGTCTAGGCTTATATACTATGACTGTTGAGAAGACTCTCAGCATAGATTATAAGGGAAACATAAATTATGAGTACACAAGTAGAAGCAATAAAAGCAGCATTTGAATCGTTTTTAGAAGAAAACGAAAAGTTCGAAAACGGTAATGGCGCAGCAGGAACCAGAGCCCGTAAAGCATTACAAGAAATAACTAAAGCCGCAAAAGAACGTAGAAAAGAGATTACTGATACTAAAAACGCTAGAAAAAGCGCAGCAGTATCACAGTAACCCACCCATGTGTAGGGCTACGAGTGTAGCCCTACTTTACTTTACATAAGGAATAAAAAGTTGACAGAAGTAAAATTAGTATCGTATAGCCGAGCAACAGAAGAATTTGAAGAAGAAGGTTTAACAGATTTGCAAGAACTTATTGCATTTTGTGCAAAGGTATCAAACCCACAAGCACAGATTAATAACGATACCAGCGAGAGGTTAATCAAGTATCTAATCAAACATCAACATTGGTCGCCATTAGAAATGGTTAACGCTGTATTAGAAATTAACACAACTAGAGATATTGCACATCAGATTGTGCGTCATCGAAGTTTTGCATTTCAAGAGTTCAGTCAACGTTACGCTGATCCTAAAGAACAGGGCGAAATGTTTGAATTCAGTGAAGCACGTTTACAAGATCCTAAGAATAGACAAAATTCTATCGATGTTGAAGATGAAAAACTACAACTTGATTGGTTACATGCACAAATGCGTATCGCACATTTAGCCAAAAAAGAATACGACTGGGCCATTAAGAAAGGCATTGCGAAAGAACAAGCACGAAAAGTACTGCCTGAAGGACTTACCAAAACACGTCTTTACATGAATGGAACAATTAGGAGTTGGGTACATTATATTCAACTTAGAGGTGCAAATGGAACACAAAAAGAGCATATGGACATTGCTGTAGCGTGTGCTAAGGTCATCTCAGAAATATTTCCTATTGCGAAAAATCTAACATGAAGAATTCGTTTAGAGCAGATTTTTCTTGACAAATGATATATATCATCATATAGTAATATTTTTATCATAGGAGCAAGAGATGGCATTGCCTAAAAGTACCAAGAAGAAAAAGCCAAGAGCTGCACCGCGGATCCAACGTGGCGCAAAGCTCACGGAACCTAATTGGGACGGTTGGGAAGATATGACTGGCGAGCAACTTCATCGGCATCGTCGAGCAACACACGAGTGGTATTATGCAAACTTTAAGCCAGAGGACTTATACACTAATGTATATGCCTGGATGGAAAAAGAGGACAAGTATACTAAAGATCAAATTAAATGGATCAAGGCTGCACCTAAACATGCTATTAGTATTACTGCAGGTATTGTTGCACGTATGGATACAATGGGTGCTCCAAGGTTTTCTCAGAAAGAAGCAGATTATTGGGAATCACTTGCTGGAACAATGGGCCAATTAAAATCATCAATTGACTTTCTTGAAAGGAGAATTGAAATCGCAATACAAACAGGTAAGGATCACAAAGAAGAGAAAGAGGAAGAACTAAAGGAAAAGCCACAGAAGCGTGTAATTAGTATTCAAGAACGTATAGAGTTACAAGCAATTGCTGCCTGTGAAAAAGTTGATATGTGGTTAGAAGTGTGGAGTGATCAAGATAAAAAGTTTGATCCTAAAGGATTTGATTTTGCAAAACACTTTGCTCAAATGAAAGTAACACAAGCACATGCTCGCAAGATTATGGGATTGTATGAGCCAGAGCTTAAAGAAATTAAAGAAGTACTAAATCCTCCTAAGTTGAAAAAAGATGCAACTGAAAAAGAAAAAGATTTTGCAGCTCAACTACAAGAAGCATACGAGTTTACAACTAAAAAAGAACTTAAGAACATGCTAACAGCACTAGAAAGATTATATGGTGCTTGTCAGGTTGTTATTGATTCAAGTAAAGCAACACGTAAGCCACGTAAACGTAAGGTGTACAGTGCAGATAAACTTGTATCAAAACTAAAATTTAAAACAACAGATGACAAGTATCAACTTGCTAGTATTAATCCTGAAGATATTATTAAATGTAACGAGCTTTGGGTGTTTAATTGTAAAACACGTAAGATAGGAAAGTATGTTGCAGATATACAAGATCCGCTAGGGCAACAACGTGAAGGTAGTGGGCTGAGTGTAAAAGGTACAACTATTACAGGGTTCAACGAAAAAGAAAGTATTCAAAAAACACTACGTAAACCTGAAGAACAACTGAAAGACTTCAAAAATAGTGGTAAAGTCAAGTTGAGATCTTTCCTAGATGACATTAAAGCAGTGGACATAAAGCTGAACGGTCGGATAAATAATGATATAATCTTGCTGAAAGTGCAATAAACCGGCTTTTCTGTATAAAGGATAAATACTAATATGGACAATGCAAAACTTAATCAAGCCCTAACTGAGCTAGAATCAGCTCTAACATCAGACGGTGGATGGGCATCAAATCAGTCAATTAAATTCACTACCGACATTAACGGTAAGGGCCTATTCTGGGCTGGCAAAGACTACACTAAACAATTATCCTATATGGAAGATACAAAGAGTATCTTTTCAACAGAGAATATTGATCTTGCTAAAAATAAAGCAGTTAAAATAAACAACTTAGAAGTACTAACACTAGATACACTAGGTACAAGTGTAGTAAACAGTAACTTAAAATCACTAGGTAGATTAAGAGGACTGGTAGTAGACGGTGATGTTTCAATTAATCAATACGTTTACTTTAATTCACATAATGATAGATTAGGTATTGGTACTGAGCAGCCAAATGCGGCTGTAAGTATTGCAGAAGATGGCGTAGAAATGATTATCGGTACAGATGAATCAACAAAAGGATTTGTTGGTACATTTGGTAGCCATCAATTAGATGTAAAAACAGACAATCAAGTAAGACTAACTGTTGAAGCTGGCGGCGATGTACGCATTGCTAAAGACGGCTTTGTTGGAGGCAAACTAGCAGTAGGTGTTTCCAACCCAGATAGCACAGTTGACTTACATGTTAGGGGCGCAATTAAATTCAACAATGCACTTCATATCAACGGCGTTGAAGCACCACAAGGTGGTAACTTTAATCAAGGTGATATTTGCTGGAACTCAAGAGCAAGACAGAAGTCATACATTGGTTGGGTTTGTATCCAAGCAGGTAACCCTGGCATATGGGCACCGTTTGGAGAAATCAGGTAGCGGGAGTGTCCGGGACTTTAGTTTTAGGTAACGGAGAAAGTCGCAAGGGGCTAGATCTAGCTCACATATATCCACATTATACTATAGTAGGTTGTAACGCAGTACATAGAGATATGGTCGTTGATCATCTTGTGTGTTGTGATAGACGTATGGTGTTAGAAGCAACAGAAGGAGAGAACACAAAGGACACAAAAATTTATGTCCGTGGTGAAAACTATCAATACTTCCGTAAAGTTCGTAAAGATAAAAGAATAAATTCTGTTCCTTACATATCTCCTAAAGACGAACAAAAACATAATCAGCCTATTAACTGGGGCAGTGGTCCTTATGCTGTTTTACTTGCTGCAACTCTTGAGTCAGATAATATTACATTGTTAGGTTTTGATCTTTACGGTAATAACGACAAAGTTAATAACTTATACAAAGGAACAAACAATTATGCTGACGCTGATACGCATCCAATCGATCCTAGTTATTGGAAAATACAAATTGGCGAAGTATTCAAAAATCATCCTCACAAAAATTTTACAATAAAAAATATGCACGAATGGGACTTTCCGCCTATATGGCAAAAGCCGAATGTTCACTTTGAAAAATTTTATAAATCAATATCTTGACAAATATCTTAATTCGTGTATAATTAGTAATATGTTTAACAAGGTCTTAGCGTCAACCCTTCCAATTCTGCCGCTCATATATAGGAGATAAAAATATGGGAAAATACTTTAGTACAAAAACTTATGGTCATAACATTGGCCTTAGTGCGGTGTTTAGGCAGCCGAACGCAGATCATTCACATTGTCATTTGCTACACGGTTATAGTTTAGCATTTAAATTTACTTTTGGATGTAATGATCTAGATAATAAAAATTGGGCAGTTGACTTTGGTGGACTTAAACCGCTGAAGGCTTGGCTTGAAGATAGTTTTGATCACAAAACTTGTATCGACGAAGTAGATCCGATGAAGGACGAACTACTACGTTTAGAAACACTTGGACTTGCAGAGATTAGACAATTCGATGGTGTTGGTGCAGAAAAATTTGCAGAACATGCATTTAACTTTGCAAACAATTTGATTAGAGAAAAAACAAATAATCGTTGCTATTGTGTAAGTGTTGAGTGTTCAGAGCATGGTGCCAACTCAGCAATCTACGAAGGGTAGTAAATTATGAGAATAATTGCAGGACCGTGTCAACACGAGACACTAACTGATAGTGCAATGATTGCAAAAGAATGTAAACGTGTTTGTGATAAACACGGTATTGACTATTACTTTAAAGCTAGTTTTGATAAAGCAAATAGATCTAGTATCAAAGGAATACGTGGTATCGGTATGGACGCAACACTTACCGACTTTGAAGCATTGAAAAATGAGTTTGGAGTAAACACAATCACTGATGTACATACTGTAGAACAAATTCAATACATCACTGAAGCATACAACGATGTAGTTGATGCATTACAAATTCCTGCGTTTTTATGTAGACAAACAGATCTAGTAAAGGCTGCTTGTGCTACAGACAAGATTGTTAATATTAAAAAAGGTCAGTTTCTTGCACCTTGGGACGTTGAAAGTATACTGTCAAAGACAACAGGTGCTAAAGAAGTTTGGATAACTGAGAGAGGAACGAGTTTTGGATACAATACTCTTGTCGTTGATTTTACTGGCTTGGACTACATGCTTAGTAATTATAATACCCCTATTGTTCTTGATGCAACCCACGCAGTACAGAAACCAGGCGGCAATGGAAGTAGTAGCGGCGGCAATCGCGATTACGTTCCTGGCTTATGTCGTGCAGGTAGTGCTTTGGGTATTAGAGACTTCTTTTTAGAAGTACATCAAGATCCAGACAATGCACCTAGTGACGGTCCTAACGCACTCCATTTACATGACTTTGAAGCTGTTGTTGACAGTATAGTCCGTCATGCTGAGTAAAAATGAATGGCATTAGAAAATCACAACTTCACAAAAGCAGAACGTAAAGCACAAAAGGCTGCCAGGCGGTTAGAAAAAGAACTGCGAAAGACAAATAACTTTCGAGACAAGAATGAGAACGGACCTGTTACACAAATCCTTTGTGTACGCTTTGGCAACAAGTACGGAAACGAGTATGTTATAAAGTTACGTGACATGGTCGCAAGGCATATTACTGTACCATATCGTTTTAACTGTTTAACAGACGATCCTAAACCTCTTGAAGGTGTAAACAATATTGTTGTACCTAATAAAGGTTATGCAAGAGGTTGGTGGCATAAAGTTCACATGTTTGATCCTACTCTTCCTTTAGAAGGTAGAATATTATATATGGACTTAGATGTTGTTATCCATAAGAACATTGATAAACTATGTAATGTTTGGTTAGATGATTTTATGGGCATTAGAGACTTTAATAGAAAGTTTCATCCAAACTACAAATACCTAAATAGTTCTGTTATGGCATGGAATGCAAGAACACAATCTCACGTTTATAATAACTTTATGGCTAATCCGGCACAGGCACAAAGACTGCATGGAGATCAAGATTGGATTTGGCAAAATTGTAGAGAAGTTCTTAAGTTTTGGCCTGAAGAATGGGTAATGAGTTATAAATGGGAAATACGAGATAAGACTGAACTTCATATGAAAGACGGACAAAGACAGTTTAAAACTATTAGAGATGATATAGTTGCTCCAAAAGACAATTCTATCATGGTATTTCATGGCGATCCAAATCCTGGACAAGTAAAAGACAAGTTAATTGTTGACAACTGGAAATAATGACTGTATACTGTAAGTATGTTTAACTTTAGAAAGAAAAAATCCTGGCTACGTTTCTATTCTTTAGATCCAAATGTAGCAGAATTGTATCCTATTGAGCCTGCTGGTAAAGCAGACCGTGGATTCAATGATGTTGGAACACGTAGAGTTAGGCCTGAGAGCGGCAATCAACTTTCTAAAAACTGTCCTGGTATTAAGCCACTTATGAAGTCAGGGTATATCATGAGAGCTCCTGCAGATTTTGTAATTAAAACAGGTCCCGGAGTAGATAGTGGTGTTGCTTGGGAAGTTCCTTTTAAGTTTGTAAAACCTAGCACAGGAAATTACCATATACAAGGTTGGGAATATTACATTAATTGGCATGCACCTTGGCAAACTGAGCCACTTATTCCTCATGATACTGATAACACAAACAAACCTTACTTGAATTCAGCAGTTAAAGTTGAAACGCCTTGGCGTGTAAAAGCAAGTGACGATATGTTACTAATGCAAATGCCTGTAACCTACAACAATGAAACAAGATTTACGGCTGCGTATGGTATAGTTGATCCTATGTACATGCATGCCATTCCAATACAATTATTTTGGCATGTACTAGAAGGAGAAACTCTAGTTAAAGCTGGAACACCACTTGCACAGTTTGTGCCTATTAGTAGAAGTATGCTACATGATCATGAAATTATCATAGATGAAGCTGGTCAACTTGAAAAAGATATTGAAGATGCATTTACATATGCAAATCATCACAAGTTTGCAAAAACAGATAATGTTGTTGCAAAGGTGAAGCGTATCAAACAACTGTTTGATCGTTTTAGAAAGAAAAATCCTAAGGCTAAAATTTAGAAAGGACATTATGCTTAATACAATAATAAAAGTACTTGTTATAATAGTTTTGCTAGAGTTTGCAATATTATACGGTTCTCAAGTGTATGACGAATACATGTTTTGGGACCAGTACGAAAGACTATACACTGATATTCCGGTAGAGGAATAATCAGTATGAAGTTTATATTTGATGTAGACGGTACATTGACGCCAAGTCGTCAGAAGATGGACGAAGAATTTTCAAAGTTCTTTTTTGACTTCTGCACAGAAAACAAAGTTTATCTCGTTACAGGTAGCGATAAAAAGAAAACTGTGGAACAGGTAGGTAATGTTATCTACGGCTTGGCTAGACGTGCTTATAATTGTAGCGGTTCAGACGTATACAAGTCAAATGAAAACGTAAGACGAAGCGATTGGAAACTTCCACATAACGCTAAAACATTCCTATTAGACAAATTAGAGGAAAGTGAGTTTCCATTACGTACAGGACTACATATTGAAGAACGCCCAGGTATGATAAACTTTAGCGTTGTAGGTCGTAATGCTACAATAGGAGAACGTAAGTTGTATGCAAAGTATGATACTAAACATAAAGAAAGAAATCTTATTGCTGACTTGTTTAACAAAGAATTTCAGAACTTAAGAGCAACAGTGGGTGGAGAAACAGGGTTAGACATTGCACCTATAGGTTCAGATAAAAGTCAGATACTTGTAGACTTTGATAAAGACGATAGTATTTTGTTTTTTGGCGATCGTTGTGATCCTGCAGGTAATGACTTTCCTATTGCCGAAGCACTAAGACAAAACTTTAAACGTTCAAAAATTTATCATGTTAATGATTGGAAAGAAACATTTAGAATATTAAGCGATTCACGATTGACATCAACCTCACAAGATAGTATACTATAAGCATGAATAAGAGAATAGGCTTTGCCTGCAAATACATGTGGCACGATCAGACGCAGAAGAAGAAACTGCTAGAAGAGATCCAACGACCACTAAATACTCGCAGTACAACAGTACAATGGCTCAACAGGCAAACACGTGAAGATGCAGAACAACGCTTGTGGGATATCATGGTCCACAACATACAGAGCTATGCTAATTTGATAGAGTACGTAGGGAGTTTGACAGATGAGTTGCGAATGGTACGACTGGGTAGCGATGTACTTCCTGTTTATACTGAGCCTACTTGGGGCTATTATTGGCGTAAGCCAGACGTCCGCGAATACTGTGAGAAACACTTTGCACCGATCGGCGAAAGGGCAAGAGCCCTCGATGTCCGACTATCGATGCACCCAGGCCAATTTACTGTACTTGCGAGCGACAACCCCGAAATTGTAGAGAGGAGCATAGAAGAATTTGAATATCACACCGATGTCATACGCTGGATGGGATACGGCAAGACCTTCCAAGACTTCAAGTGCAATGTCCATATATCAGGTAGACAAGGTCCAGCCGGTATCATACACGCAGTTAACAAAAGACTTTCTCCAGAAGCGAGAAACTGCATCACAATCGAGAACGACGAAATGTCGTGGGGCATCGAAGCCTCCCTCGAACTTGTCGACACATGTGCATTGGTATTGGACATACACCATCACTGGGTCCGCACAGGCGAATATATACTGCCCACCGACGATAGATATCTACGCATGATAGATTCGTGGCGTGGTGTACGACCTGTGATACATTATTCATACAGTCGAGACGAATGGTTACCGCAAGACTTTGCACACGACACAATGCCTAACATGGAACAGTTACTAGAGGCAGGCCACAAAAAGCAAAAACTTAGAGCCCATAGTGATTACTATCCTAACAATACAGTTAATGACTGGGCTTTGTCCTTCCGTGACTCGGCAGATATTATGTGCGAAAGCAAGGCAAAAAATCTTGCTAGTAAGGCTTTGTTAGATTATGACCTAAGCCGCAAAACTCTCGCCACAGCCGCAGCTTGACGTTGCATTAGGATTTCTAATTATAAGTTGGGATCCAAACACTTCTTTAATAAAATCAACTTCAGTACCTGCAACATACATTACACTAAATTGATCAATAGCAAATTGACCGTTTGGTAAGTCAACTACTTCATCTTTTTCTTCTAAGGCTTCAGTCATGGACCATTCATACTGAAAACCGGCACACCCACCGCCCTTGACTTGAAGTCTGACGATGGGTTTACCTTGTTCGTCTATCAGCTTGGTCATGTGATCGACCGCTGATTGAGTTAATTTAACTAGTCCTGTTTTTTCCATAGTGTCCAAATACCATATCCGATTGCTGCATATGCTGCTAATTTCGCAAATGGTCCTGCGATTAGAACAACTACACCAACTCCAATAAGGACTGCACCGTCCCAGGATGTTCTTTCTTCTAGTCTATCTTTTACCCAATTAATAGGATTCATATTATTCTCCTTGTATGCGGTCATTGATTACTGACCAATTTATAATCTTCCAAATATTAGCAAGGTACTTTGATTTATCTGCTTGATAATCTAGTGCCCATGCATGTTCCCACCAGTCAACTAACAAAGCAATTTTCATTCCACGTTTATAACCGTGATTTTTAATTGTTTTGATTCGTCCTTTTGTATCTAAGTACAACCAACCGGAACCTTGAATGCCCATAGCTACTTTTGAAAATTCTTCTTTGAAACTTTCAAAAGAACCAAAGTTGCTATCAATAAGTTCCTGCGATATGCCTGTAGGTTTATTACCTGCAGAAACAGGTTGTAACTGTGGGAAGAACAAATTATGTAATTTTGCACCGCCATAATTAAAATCATCATCGCCATCCTTATCATTGTATCTTTTAACATACGCTGATGCAAGTTTGCCGTAGTGATAATCAAGTGTGTCGCTGCTCATTACTTCAAGCTCATTCTTCTCATAGGGCAACTTTTCTTGCACTAGATTTTCACGAGCTGTATCTGCTTCAATGACTATTTTTCTGTATAACTTTATGGTCATACTGTATTTATACACTTAGGCCCGGCATAAAAAATAAAAACCAATCATTACATATAGTCTTTTTGTGTTGTATAAATACAGTTGGTTGACAATATTACTAAATTGTTGTACAATAAACTAAAAAATCATATACATTAATGGATCATAAGCAACACAGAGATGTCACAGCGACCATCGATACCCATGCAGAGTCATCGGGTAACAGAATCTATATGGATTATGCTTCTACAACTCCATGTGATAAACGTGTAGTCGAAACCATGGTCAAGTACATGACTGATGAAGGTGAATTTGGTAATCCAGCAAGTAGAAGTCATAGTTTTGGATGGAAAGCAGACGATGCTGTTGATGAGGCTAGAAAAAATGTAGCTGAATTAATTGGTGCAGATCCTAAAGAAATAGTATTTACAAGTGGCGCTACCGAAGCAGATAATTTAGCAATTAAAGGTATTGCAGATTTTTATCAAAGCAAAGGCAAACACATTATAACAAGCAAGATAGAACATAAAGCAGTACTAGATCCATGTAGAGAATTAGAACGTGACGGATTTGAAGTTACATACTTAGACCCTAACGAAGATGGCATAGTTACAGCAGACATGGTTATAGACGCTGTTAGAGACGATACTATACTTGTTAGCATTATGTATATTAATAATGAAATGGGTACTGTCAATGACATAGAAGGCATTGGTAAGTATTGTTTTGAAAACAAAATAATGTTTCATGTTGATGCTGCACAGGCAACAGGAAAAATAGAGTTTAACTTACAAGAACTTCCTGTACATTTAATGAGTTTATCCGCACACAAAACATATGGTCCAAAAGGTATTGGTGCTCTGTATGTCAGAAAGAAACCAAGAGTAAGACTTAGAGCTCAAATACACGGTGGCGGACACGAAAGAGGTATGCGTTCAGGCACATTACCTACACATCAAATAGTAGGCATGGGCGAAGCATTCAAGTACGCAAGACTTGAAATGGAAAAGAACAAACAGCATATTAAAATGCTACATGATAGACTGTTAAGCAAACTTACTACTATTGAAGAATCATACATAAATGGTTCACTAGATCACAAAGTACCAAACATACTTAATATTAGTTTTAATTTTGTTGAAGGCGAGTCTTTGATTATGGCATTAGAGAACGTTGCTGTAAGCAGTGGTAGTGCATGTACAAGTGCTAGTTTAGAGCCTAGTTATGTGCTTAGAGCTATAGGCAGAGACGACGAGTTAGCACACAGTAGCATTAGATTTAGTTTTGGCAGAACAACTACTGTAGAAGAAGTAGATAGTGTTGCAGAGACAATGCTTAATGTAATTGGCAAACTTAGAATACTATCTCCTCTGTGGGATATGTATTTGGACGGTGTTGACTTTAGTAAGGTTAAATGGAACGCTCACTAACGAGGTAAATAATTATTATGGCATACAGTAATAAAGTAGTAGACAGATTTAAAAATGTACTTCATGATCCTGAGGCAAATGGAGTTGGTAGGTTTGATCCTAAAGATCCAAACGTTGCTACTGGAATGACTGGCGCACCTGCATGTGGTGATGTAATGAAGTTAGATCTAAAAATTAATCCTGACACCGATGTTATTGAAGATGTAAAATTCAAAACATATGGTTGTGGTAGTGCTATTGCAAGTTCGCACATGTTTGTCGAAATGCTAACAGGTATAACTACTGAACAAGCACAACAAATCAAAGACAAAGATATAGCAGATGCTTTAGAACTTCCTGCATTGAAACTACATTGTTCAATCCTAGCAGAAGAATCAATCAAAGAAGCAATAGAGAATTGGGATAATAAAAAATTAAAAAGAAAACACAATAACGGTCCAGAATAATGCCAGTAAAATTTAAACCATCACAAAAAATTAGAAATAAATCCACAGGTAAAACTGAAACTCAACACTTTTACATGAAGTGTACCTCTACACAAGAGCTAGTAGACTATATAGGTAGCAGTAATGCAAAGCCTAAAACTATAGTAAAAGTAAAAAAAGAACTTACTAGTAGATCTACTAGAATTTAGATAAAGGTAAGTCTGTGTTTGCAGGCAAATCCCATACTTGTTTCTGTTCTACACCTTTGCGTTGAGCAAAACGTTTAGCATCACAGTTAGTACACACATGGAAGTAGTTGTTGTTCAACCGGCTTGAGTTCATCTTTTTTAGATCCCTGGTAAATACAGTATCACAGTTATCACACTGTAGGTGAACAACAGTTTTTTCACGAAGATATTCGTGTTTTTTGCCAAGTTTACTCTGCCGTTTATAGTGAGTATGTACTTTTTCAGTTTTAATGAACATGCATGTATTTACTATTTTACATTAGGCTTGTAAAATTATTGGCTAAATACATTAGGAATAAGATACTTGGAGACTTAGTAGATGGCACGTAAGATTGTAGATATAGGCGCAATAGGTAACGACGGTACCGGCGATAGTATTAGAGATTCGTTTCGTAAGACGAATGATAATTTTAAAGAACTATATAGCTCGCTAGGACTTGGCGAAAAACTTACTTTTATTGCACTTGACGATACACCCACTACGTTTTTAGGTCAAGAAGGTGCTGTACTAGCAGTTAATCCAACAACAGACGGATTACAATTTAAGCAGATTACAGCAGGTTTAGGTATCACAGTAGATGATACTTCAAATTCAAACCAAATTATTGTTGCGACTGAGTTTAGTGAAATCTCAGGTGACCCTAGCCCACAGCTAGGTGGTAACTTATCTGTTGCATCAGGTGGTAACACATACCGTATTAAAGATATGAATACTCCTGTTTCAGATGATGAAGCAGCAAACAAAGAATATGTAGATACAAAGATTTCAAGAGCAGGTGTTGATGCTATTGATCCGTCAACAGGTAATCCAAACGTAGCATTTGGTACAATGACTGGTCCATTAATTTTAAGCAGAAGCCCAGAACCTTCAGATGACGAGTTATATGACGGCTTGATTGCTGCAACTAAACAATATGTTGATAATGCATCATTTGGTAGTAAGGTAAATCTATATGTTGCTACATCAGGTCAAGACGAAAGAGTAGGTGTAAGTGAAGAACTACAAGGTAGAGCTCTTGCTTATGCTTATAAAACAATTGAAGCAGCATTAAAACGTGCTGAAGAAATAGTATTAGAATCATTAGACGATATTGGTCCTTATAAGAAACAACTTACATTTAATAACGGCTCAGGCACTGTAACACTTGCACAAATTGATACGTCACCTTCATCAGGTGCAGGATTTGTTGGTAGTGCAAGAATGAGTGTTGATACTATTACTATGAATGCATCAGGTGCAAACTATCAAGCAGGCGATATTATTACACTGCAAGGTGGTACAGGTTCAAATGCAACTATTGAAGTATTATCAACAGCAACAACACCAGGTGCTATTACAACATTTAAACTTGTAGCACAAGGTGATTACACAGTTTTACCTGGAACAAGCGGCGTTGTTACAACTTCTGATTCAACATTTGGTATAGGTGCTACATTTGATGTAACATATAAAGTAAACGGTGTTGATATTAGCAGTGGTGGTAACAGTTACAGTTTAGTATCTGTACGTGTTGTAGGAACAGGAGCAACAGGTTCTTTTGGTACAGCAGTTATATCCGGTGGTGTTATTACTGGTATTGATATTGCAGATGCAGGTAGTGGATTTACAACAGTTGGAACTGTTCAAGTTGACTTGCCAAGATTCTTATTAAAAACAGATGGATATCGTACAGACTACACAGGTGATGTATTAACAGATACTCCGGTAGCATTTAGAACAAGAGATATTAGAGAAGGTTTACACTTACGTGGCGAAACATCAGGCGCACTTGCGCAGATTCTTGCACACGACGGATCATTAGATAGTAACGGTAACGAGATATTTGATGTAGATATTAAGTATGGAACATTTTTAATTGATGAACCTATTTCATATGGTGATATTACTAACCAAGTTCAAATTGCAGTCCTTGTTGAAAGTGGAATTTATCAAGAAAACTATCCACTTAAAGTACCGCAGAACGTTGCAATCATTGGTGATGAGTTTAGACGTGTTCTTATTAAGCCAAAACCGGGAACTTCTAGTTCTCCTTGGGCATTCCAGAAATTTAGAAGAGATACAAATATCGATGGGTTGACAACTGCTACGCAATTGTATGGTCATCATTATCTATCAGACTCAACACAACCAGTTTACCCTAAAATTGATAATAAAGGTGCTTACAGAAAGTCAGCAGCACTTCTCAAACTTAATAAATCATTCATTCAAAACGAAGTTGTTGATTGGATCGATACGCAAATTGCTGGAAACATTGCACCATTTACAAACACATATACATATATCAAAACACAATGTAAACGTGATGTAGGATTAATTATTGATGCTATGATATTCGACCTGAAGTACGGCGGATATAATAGAACTATTTCCGCAGGTTTAAAATATTATCAGACTGCAAGTGGTCGGAAAGCAATTACTACACAACTTTCACAAACAATTGCAGGACTTGAAAGAGCGCAGTTAGCAATTGATTATGTTGTACAAAACTTAGCACTTCCAGGAACAGTAACTACAGCACTACAGATTATTGATACATCATTTACAGCAGAAACAGGAACACAAGCAGTTGTTGCTGAACTATTTGATGCTATTGAAGATGTAATTGACGGATCAGGTAGTGTTAACTATCCAGAAGAGAACGACAAGTTAGACGTATTCTTAATGAATGACGCTAACATTATTAGAGCTGTTACAGGTCAAGGGCATGGCGGCTTTATGATGGTACTTGACCCAGAAGGTCAAATCCTTGCTAAGTCACCATACTGTCAAGAATCAGCATCATTCTCAAAATCCAAAAACGCACAAACGTTTGCAGGTGGTATGTTTGTTGACGGCTTTGCTGGTAACTTACAATTTAGACACGCTTCATCTACATCACCTACAAGAATTGAAGTAACAGGACTAGACAGAACACCACAACTTCCTTGTTCGTTTATTGTTGATGATACAGTATTCAGAGTAAACTACGTTAGAGATTTTGTCTTTAACAAGAACGGTTCTTCAGCATCATTTATCTTAGATGAAACTACACCATTTACTAGAACTGCTGGACCTGTTACTGCTACAATTACAAATGCTAACCCTGCTGTTATTACTTCATCAGCACACAAATTACAAGAAGGTGCTGTTGTTAGATTTACAACAACAGGTGCATTGCCAACTGGATTAGTTGTTGGTACAGATTACTTTGTTTCAGGTGTTAATTTAACAACTAACACATTCCAAGTTAGTACTTCACTAGGTGGTTTATCAGTTGCAACAACAAGTGCTGGTAGCGGAACACACTCAATAGAAAGAATTTATGAAGTATTGATGCCTGGTAACAGATCAATGCTATCAAATGACTTTACACAGGTTGCTGATATGGGTTACGGCCTACTTGCAACCAACGGTGGTTTAACAGAAGCAGTTTCGATGTTTACATATTACTGTTATGCATCGTACATGTCACTTAACGGTGCGCAGATTAGATCCGTTGGTGGTTCTTCTGCACATGGTATCTATGCATTGGTTGCAGATGGTTCGGATCCACTTGAGGTTCCAACACCAACTTCATTATACAATGACCTTGCACAAACAGTTTACAGTTATTTCCCAAGTGCAGGATTTGCAAACACACAAGGTGGACTGTTCCTTTATGTTGACGGATACGACTACACGCCACTTAACAACTCAGAACTTGAAGTTGATCATGGTAATGTAATTTATAGATATCCTGTAACATCAGTTTCAACTAATGACTTGCCAGCTGGTGTTGCTAAACTTAATTTAACAAGTGACTCAACTGGTAACTTCGATGGATTGTTTGCTGTTATTCCAGACAATGCTAAAATGTCGTTGCGTTCTAACTCGCAGGTTATGTTAACAGGTGAACTTGTTGACGTTGCTACAAGACCATCAACTGGTTTGATACTACAAGAATACACAGATGTTTATCGTGTTCTACAGTTTGAGTCATCAGCTGATTCAAGAGGTAACTATGAAGTAGAATTTACAGCAGCAGCACCAGGTGTAGGTACATTCCTTGCAACTATTACTGCAACAACAGCAACTACTAATGTTGCTACGTTTAGTCAGAATCACGGATTAATTATTGGCGATACTATTGTTCCAAGATCAACTGCAAATGGAATAACTGCAAGTACAACTTATCATGTTATTAGTGTTCCAAAATACGATCAAGTAGTTTTAAGTACAAGTGCTGGAAGCGCGGCACTAGTACTAACGACCGGTACACCAACTATTAAATGTGTTGTACCACATAAACAATTATTCAACTATAGATTGAGCTTTACTTCAACAGGTACATTACCAGCAGGAATTACATCAGGTGAAACTTATTGGGTTAGAGAAGAAAACTTAACCGCAACAAACTTTGAACTTTCAAGTGCTATTAATGGTTCGACACCTGTAACTACAACAGATACAGGTACAGGTACACATTCAGCTATTATTGAAGGCTTAACTGTTACAACGCTTAGAGAGAACTACAACTATATTGACTTAACACTGTACAAGCCAGGCGAAGCAAAAGCAGGTACAACAGAAACTTGTACAATATCTGTTGCATCTCCGGCTGTTATTACAAAAACAACGCATAACTTTACACAAGGTGATCCAATTGTTTTCACAACAACTGGTTCATTACCAACAGGAATTAACACAAGTACACATTACTTTGTACACACAGTTCTTGATGCAAACACATTTACAATAAGTGTAGCATATCCAACACTGTCAGGCGCAGTACAAGTTGATACAACAGGTGTTCAAAGTGGAACACATTCGTACTATACACCAACAGGTGCTGTAGGCGATAGTTCATTTGCTATTGTTGCTGTTGCTCCTCAGGAAAGATCAAGGGTACAAGGAAGTACATTTAACTTCAACGGTGAAGTTTATGTAATTGACTTGTTTGAAGATGAAACCGTAGTTGGTAATCCTTGGGCAAGGATTACTCTTGATAGGCCATTAGTAGATAGTCTTACACAGTATGAAGCATCATATACAGTTAAATCTGCTGTAGCAAGAGGAACAGATGGTGCTAATGGTAAACTAACAATTAGAATTTCATTGACTCGTGTTACATCTCATGACTTACTTGAGATTGGTACAGGATCATATGCTGATACCAACTACCCAACAGAGATTTATGGACCATCAGTTAATGCGTTCAACCCTGATACAGAAACAGATGAACGAAACGTTGGACGTGTGTTCTATGTAACCACAGACCAATTTGGTAACTTCAACGTTGGACCGTTCTTTAGAGTTGACCAAGGTACAGGACAGGTTACGTTCTCAGCAGCTATTGCATTGAGTAACTTGGACGGTATTGGATTTAAACGTGGTGTTCCTGTTTCAGAATTTAGTACAGACTCTGGTATGACTGATAACGCTGTTGATACAGTACCAACAGAAAACGCAACCAGACTTTACATTGAAAGACGTCTTGGTACCACACACGGTGGTGCTCCAGTAACATCAGCAAACTTAATTCCACCAATCAGTGGTGGCTTTATGGCGCTGGACGGTTCACTGGCTATGAAAGGCCCAATTGATCAAGGTGGATTTAAACTGATCAATGTTGGTGATCCAACACAGCCACAAGACGTAGTTAACTTAAGAAACTTAACATTTGGTAACTTACAAGAATTTACACTAAGCAATCTTGAAGCAAATGATATACTTGTATTCACAGGTAATAACAACGATGCTATTAATGCATCTGTTGTAGGTGATATTGCTTTAGGTATTGATTCAACTGCAAATACAATTGACGCACAGATTCAACCAGGCGTAATTGATAACGCTGATGTTAATGCTAGTGCTGCAATAGAACAAAGCAAGTTGAACATGTCAGATGCTCAAGTACGTGCAAATGATACCGGTATTACACAAGCTGACAAAGGTATTGCAGCATTTGATAATACATTCTTTACTGTTACAAACGGTTGGGTAACACTTACTGATGGCACAATTACAAAAGCAAAACTAGAAAACGTTACTGGTAAGAGTGTATTAGGTAATAACTTACTAAGTGCTAGTGCTCCTGCAGATATATTAATGACAACTGTTGTTGATCAAGGTGGCTCTGTTAAGAAAACACAATTTAGTACAACTGGTTTCTTAAGAAGAACCAGTAGTTCAAGTAATACAGCTGATGTTGATTACGGTATTATCGAAGCAACCGCTAACGCAACTGCAAGTCAACTTGTTCAAAGAGATAGTAACGCAGATGCCAGTGCAAGAATTTGGAACGCTACAAGCTCATTTAATATTAACGGTAACACATCAGTAGGTTATGGTACATCAGGATCTGCAAGTTACGTAAGATTGTATACAGGTTCAAGTGGTAGTGGTGGTATATATTTACAGAACGGTTCACTTGCAACAGATAAGAGAAACTTATATGATAACGACTATCATAAGTTTAGAACACAGAACGGTGTATCACTAGCACCTGTCGAAGCATCACAAATTGTTACAACAGCATTAACAACTGGTGGTAATACTACAGCAGGTACAGTAACAGGACGTTGGACATTAACAGGAACAACTCCAAGTGAATCAAGGTTTGAAGCAACTTATGCAGCTGACCTTGCAGAATACTACGAAGGTGACAAGGAATACGAAGTCGGAACAGTGTTAGTATTTGGTGGTGACAAGGAAGTTACAACTTCTAATAAAACAGGAGATCCAAAAGTAGCAGGTGTTGTTTCAGATAGAGCAGCATATGTTATGTACGCAGGTTGTCCTGGATTTAAAAATCTTGTTGCACTGCAAGGTAGAGTACCTTGTAAAGTAGTTGGCAAGATTGAAAAAGGTGATTTAATTGTGTGTGCAGGCATACATGGTGTTGGTACAGTAGCTAATAGCGATGTACGAGCAGGTACAATTATTGGTAAAGCAATTGAAGCATATGATAGTGATCATATAGGCACAATTGAAGTAGCGGTAGGGAGAAACTAATGGCATATAATACAAACATAACGCCAGGTAATCCACCACTTTTATGGGATAAGTTTAAAAGTGCATTAGATGAAGTCAATGCAAACTTTGTAACTATCGGTGCAACACTTGCAGGTGGCGAACAAAAAACAATTACTAATACGACCCAAGCAAGTCCTGTTGTAGTTACAACTTCAACAGCACACGGACTTACTGACGGACAACGTGTAACTATTACAGATGTAGTAGGTATGACACAACTAAATGGTAATACTTATTATGCGGATGTACTAACCAGTAACACTTTTGCTCTTTACACAGATGCAGGAATTAGTTCAGCAGTTAATGGCACAGGCTTTACTGCATATGCATCAGGTGGTAAAACACAAGGACTAAATGAATTTAGTACACTTAACTTAGAAGCACTTACAACTTCTGTTAAGCCAGCAGACGATGCACAAAAAGTTTTAGGTGATGCTACACATAAATGGAAAGAAGTACACGTTGCTGAAACACTAGCGACAGCAGGTAATGAAGACAACGGATTGTATTTAGGTACAGCACATGTTAAAGGCGAAAGCGGTAAAGTTGATTTACCATTTGGTTCAACTATTAACGGTGACTTAATTATTGATCCAGAAAAAAGATATTTCAGATACATCAACTTAGATGATGGCGACATTGTTGAAGCTGATCATACAAATGATACTTTATCATTTTACGGTGGTACTGGTGTACAACTAGTAGCAGGAAGTGATGCAGACAGTATTACATTTATTAACGATGGTGTAACACAAGCAATTGCAAGTACAGGTATTACAGTTAGTTCAGCGACAGGCAATGTAACATTCACTAACACAGGTGTTACATCTGCACAAAACACAACTAACATTCCTGGCAGAGCAACAGGAAGAACACCAGGCGAAGGTGTTACTGTTAGTTCAACAACAGGTGCTGTGCAGTTTACTAACACAGGTGTGTTAGAAGTACAACAAGGTTTTGGTATTACAGTTTCAACAGATCCTGCAACAGGTGTTGTGACTGTTTCAAACGGTGCTCCGGCAGTTCCAACATTCCAACAGATTGCTGTTGATGGACAAACAAGTTTAGCAGCAGATAGTACTGCTGATATTTTAACGTTTGAACCTGGTTACGGTATTGGTATTACACTTGATTCACCCAACGATAAGATTACTATTGCAGTTGATTCGAAGATTGATATTACAGGATCAGTGTTTGCAGACGACTCAGGATTACTAGTTGACGGTGTTGAAGGTAAGATTGTTGGTGCAGTAGACACAACAAGTTTAAGAACAAGTGAATCAAAAATTGCACTTGGTTCAAGTGCAGGTGAAACAAACCAAGGCAGTGATGCAATAGCCATTGGCGAACAGGCCGGCCAAACAAACCAAGGTGAAGATGCCGTGGCAATTGGCGACGAAGCAGGTCAAAACAATCAAGGTGCAAATGCAATTGCAATTGGATATCAAGCAGGTGAAGAGAACCAAGTTTCAAATGCAATTGCAATTGGTAATCAAGCAGGTGAAACAACACAAGGTTCGGCTGCAATAGCAATTGGATACCGTGCAGGTGAACTTACCCAACTCGGAGGATCAGTTGCAATTGGCTATCAAGCAGGATATAATTCACAAGCCGAAGAAGCAGTAGCAATCGGCCATCAAGCAGGTGAAACAAACCAGGCGGCATCATCAATTGCAATTGGTGACGAAGCGGGTCAATCAGGCCAAGGCGGAAATGCAATCGCAATTGGTGAAAGAGCCGGTCACTTAAATCAACACGCAAATACAATTGTGATTAATGCCCAAACAGAGACTGAATTAAACACAACTCAAACAGGCGAGTTTATAGTTAAACCAGTTAGAAATGCAGTTGGTACAACTATGCTAATGTACAATGCTACAACAGGCGAAGTATCGTACACAGGAAGTCCTGTAACTGACATTAAAGGTAGTGTGTTTGGCGATGATAGTACATTACTAATAGACGCTGTTAGCAGCACAATACCAGCAGCAGTGCTAAATGGTACTGCAACTATTGATATTAGAGGTTCAGTATTTGGTGATGACTCTTCTGTAGTAATTGATGGTGCAACAGGCACAGTTACAGGTAAGATTGCACCGAACAGTGCTGCTCCAGGTTCAGAAACAGAAGCAGCAGAAGTTGGCGAAATTAGAGTTGATGACAGTTATGTCTATGTCCGCAAGAGTACGGGCTGGGGCAGAATTGCAATCGGCGGTTGGGTATAGGAGCGGATAGATGGCAAAACTTACAGTAAACATTGGAACATCCGCAAACGATAGAACAGGCGATACTCTACGTGGGGCGTTTGAAAAAATTAATTCTAACTTTACAGAATTATATGTTGGGCCACCACAACTAACACAGACTGAAGTAGATGCACTTACACCAGTGTTAGGTATGATGATCTATAATACAACAACAGGAAAGTTTCAAGGATACGCTGCTGATGCAAACGGTGACAGTACAGCAGGCTGGGCGGATCTACATTAGGAGTGACAAATGGCAGTACAATTAATAAACATAGGTAATATTGTAAACGATGGGCTAGGTGACGATCTACGAACAGCGTTCCAGAAAGTCAATACAAACTTCTCTACACTAGAAGCAGAACTAACAATTACAGCAACCAATACAGGTGCTAATGGTGTTAGTGTGTTTGCAGATAAAGTTGGTTCGAACTTAAACTTTAGAAAATTAGTAGCTGGCGCTAAAATGCAACTTGATGAAGGTCCTGAGGCAATTATAGTTGCTAGTACAGCACCAGATGCATTTACAAGAATTGATACAGACAGTGGTAGTATGTTGGCAAACGTGCATCAACAAATTACTCTAGAAGGTACTAGTGCGCCACAATCAGAAAACGGTTTCAAAGATATTGAAGTTACCGCTGTAGGTAGTACTATTAAATTTAAAACTATTGTACCTGTAACTGAGTACTTAACAACATACGATTTCGGACCTGTTGGAGCTTCAGGATTTGAAAATGCCATACAATTAGCACTGCAAGGATCTAATATTGATTTTGGTACACTAACGTATGATTCAGGAATCAATTTAGATGTTGGCGGCATATAGGGAGCGAAGTCTAAATGGCAATTACTTGGATAACGCCAGCAGGAGACTTAGGTACTTTCGAAGAAAGGATCACAGTCAACATTCCAATAGAGGCATCTACAGATACTTCTAACCCAATCACATTTTCTATAATTGCTGGTACACTTCCTACAGGCTGTGTATTATCCGATGGTGTCATCAAAGGTGCGCCTGGAGAAGTTACAAAACATACAACTAAGAAATTTGTTATTAGAGCAGATGACACTACTGGTGGCTGTATGGATAGAACATTTAGTATGTCAATTACTGGTGCAGACTTTCCAGAATGGATTACAGAAAGAGGATATTTAAATGTCGGGCTTGGCGAAGCATACTTTGCACTTGACGATTCTAAGATAGATTTTCAATTACAAGCAACAGACAAAGATATTACAGCAGGGGAGGTTCTAAGCTATTATTTGGTGCCTAACAGCGGTCTTTTACCTCCTGGCTTGTCATTGTCCCAAACAGGAAAGATCAGCGGTTTTACGGAGCCTGTGCAGGCTGTAGAGTACAATGCAGCTAACACTGGTGCATACGATACACATTCTTTTGATACTGTTCCTCTCGATATTGCAAAAAATACATCAACAGGGTTTGATACGTACTTTTACGACACACAACGATTTGACTATGCAGAAGGAAGTCAGATACCTAGAAAGTTAAGTAGAGAATATACTTTTAGTATTGCAGTCACTGACGGCATTAACGCTATACATAGAACATTTAAAATTTATGTTGTTACTGAAGAATTTTTAAAAGCAGATAACACATTACTACAAGTTGATACAAATTTATTCCAAGCAGACAACAGTGGTAACAGACAACCGTTATGGATCACAGATCCTTACTTAGGTAGGTATAGAGCAAATAACTTTGTAACTATTGCATTAGATGTTTACGATCCACCTACGTTGTCAGGTACAATAACTTATTTCTTGGTTGATAATAATCCAGACGGTACTGCAAGTGCTATACCACCTGGACTTACACTTGACACAGTAACAGGTGACCTTTCTGGTAAAGTTCCTTATCAAGCAGCAGTAACTAAAAACTATCAGTTCACCATGAGAGCTGTAAACTTTCCTGCAAACTTAGCAACAATTAATTACACACTTGTAGGTGATTGGAGTAGCACTAGAATTTATAATGTTAATGAAGCAATTGTTTATGATGGTATTATATACATTGCTACTGTGCAAAACCAAAACAGATTGCCTACAGATAGTGATTTTTGGGTACCAGGTGTTTCAACAGTTGAAAGAACATTCAATGTAGATATTATTGGTGACATCGAAAGTTCGATTGAATGGATAACTCCTTCAGACAGAGGAAGTATTAAACCCAATGAGCCTAGTAACTTATACGTCGAAGCAAAAAGTTTACTGTACGGCGGTAGAATATTATATACATTAGAGAGCGGAAAGTTACCTGAAGGTTTAGAATTTTTGCCTACAGGACTTATACAAGGTAAAGTAAAACAATTTGAAGACAATAAAGGGTTAGGCTTAACTAGATTTTATGAAAAAGATAGTGCTGGCGAAGATTCTTCAACTCGTTCTAAAAATTTTAGTTTAGTATTTGATCAAGAAAGAACATCGTTTGACAAAGAGTTTAAGTTTACAATAAAAGCCCAAGACGGTGCAAACTTTGCTGAAGCATTAAGAGAGTTTAAAATAAAAGTTGTTGCTGATAATCAAACAGTATTCTCAAACATACTTGTTAGAGCATTACAAACGAAAGAGAAAAGATTATCATGGTTTAACTTTATTACCGACTCTACTGTTTTTAAACCTGATGACATATATCGTTATGGTGATAAAAATTACGGAGTACAAAGTGAACTAACAGCATTACTATTTGCAGGTATTGAAAGTAATACAGCACAAACGTTTGTTTCTGCAATGGGCCAAAATCACTATAACAAACGCTTTACGTTTGGCGATGTTAAAAAAGCAGTAGCTAAAGATCCAACTACACAATCAACTTTATATGAAGTTGTCTATGTTGATCTAATTGACGATCTTGAAAAGAACGGTAAAAGCATATCACAAGTAATAGAACTAAAAGACAATATTAACAGTAAAATTATTGTTAGTTACGACAGTATTAGCATTGATAGCGATATTCCGTTAGTTAGTGATTCAGATCATCAAAGAATTTTTCCTAATTCAGTAAATAACATGAGAAAGAGAATACAAACTGTTGGGGAAAGAGACAGAGAGTTTTTGCCTTTATGGATGAGAAGTATCCAAGAAACAAAGACTTATGAACTTGGATTTACCAAAGCACTAGTATTGTGTTATACAAAACCAGGGAAGGCTGACAGTATTTTAGCTAGAATCAAGCAAAAAGCGTTTGATTTTAAGTCTATTAACTTTGTTGCAGATCGCTATATAATAGATATAGTTGACGGACAAATTGAGGATAAATACTTTGTATTCCCGCAACGTGGAGAAAAGAAACCGTGAGTAATATAAATTATTTGAGCATAAACGAAAACTTTCCTGTAGCAGGTGCCGATAACGACACCCAAACATTCAGGGATAATTTCGATACTATTAAAACAAGTTTAAACACAGCCAAGACTGAAATTACTAGTCTTGAGTCAACTGCCGCTAGATTATCCAATCCAGGCGGTGGGTCATACATTAATGACTTTCAACTTAATCAAGTTACTAGAGCTGTTATGGCAAATAACAGAGATAAAACTAATAATTTGGGTACAGTACCACTTGTTGGCGGAACAACGACAGAAATTGATTACCAAACTGGCTCTTATTTTATTATTAACGCATCATCTGCACTTAACTTACAGTTCACAAACTTTGCAGGAGATCCTGCAAATGGTGAAGAAACAACAGCACAAGGTGGAGTAAGTAAAGTAACTTTGGAACTATACGCTTCAGGTGTTGGTGACAGAGCAGTAACATTTACAACTACAGGCGGCACTGTAATTAAGAAAGATAGTGCTTTTCCAGCATCACTTACATTAACTTCTACCACAGATCCTGTGTTTATTGAAGTTTGGCGACACAGCCAAGAGTTCATTTACATGAGGCATTTGGGCACATTTAGTTAATATGTTTCATCCATTAGAAGAAAACTTATCCGAAGTATCTACTAGTGATGTAGAGCTTAAACTAAGCGAATTGAACAAAAAATATTACCAAGCCCAGCGTTTAGGGAACAATCAACTGTTGACACAACTTCAAACTTTTGTTACAATATATAGAAATGAACTACGTCAGAGAGCAATACAAGCAAAATTTGACGAAGAACAAGAGAAAGATTTGGATCAACTAATAAATGTGGACTGAGAATAATACTACTGATCAACTAATTAAAGGCATAGTTAAGTATGGCCCTGACATACTTGAGAACTGTGTGTGCAATGATGATCTAAGCAAATACAAAAATAAGATAGAAAAAGAGTTTCTTAACTATCCTCTTCCTAAACAATCAATAGATTCTACCAATTGGTTCCTTCCTTACAAATATCAAGACATGGACATTAAGCAACATTTGTTAGCCAAATGTTCGAATGATACTGAGGTGGAACGTGTAAATATAGAACTAGCAGAGTATGAGAAGCGAGATTTATTTCCGCTACTCAAACAGATGGCATATATAATAGATACACTTAGAGAAAAGAATATTGTTTGGGGTGTTGGTAGAGGTAGTAGTGTTGCTAGTTTTGTACTCTATTTAATGGGGGTACACAAGGTAGATAGTATTAAATACAATATACCACTAAATGAATTCTTTAAAGGAGAAATATAATGGCACTAGTAAGAAGTATGAGAGGTAAGGAAGTTGACATGGAGAAACTTAATCTCAAAAATGAAGAACTTCCAGCAGTTGGTAATGCTAAAGTAAATGCACGTGGCGACGAGTTAGGCGCAGGTGGAAAAATTGTTAGAACAAGAGAAGAAGTTCTATCAGATTACTATAAGCAGAATCCAAGAGCAATCAAAGAAGAAATTGTAAGTAGAAAAAAATAAATTTTTAGATAGGACAAGGCAAATGATCAAAGGTAAACTCACTCCCCTCCACGATGATGTTTTAGTATACGGAATGCATTTCGGTGAAACTAAAACTAAAGGCGGTATTATCATGGCCGCTGACGATGCAAAAGCACACGGTGTTAAAAGTCGTTGGGCAAAAGTCTACGATAAAGGTTCTGAGAACAAAGACGATTACCAAAAAAACGATTGGATCTTAATTGAACATGGTCGTTGGACAAGAAAGATAAAGGTAGACGATCCCGACCTAGGTGAGGTCGAGATACAAAAAGTTGAAAAGTCTGCAATTCTTGCTGTTGGTACAGACGACTTTGAACCTGAATTAGCCTACTGGGGACAACATTATAGCGATGGTGACACTGCTACATTTGACGCAGGTGACTTCGGTGCTCAATAAGCGTATTCTAAATCCGGCATTAATCTAAACGTCAAGGCCTTACGTGGGCCTTGGGTCGTATTAATTGTAACTTCCCCTGATTTTTCATGGAACTCTATTTTCGTAATTCTAGCACGTTTATTGTTTTTACCGACAAGGATTTCTTGTCCTACTTCAAGGTTTAGTGAAAGATTTCTAATCATGGGTTGTTCTCCTGTTAACCAGCGAATGCTGTTAAAAATATTTACCTTAGGGGTTGACAAGTATAAAGTACTATTATATAATAAAGCAATAAACAGTAAAGGAAATATAGATGTCTACAGTAGATCTAAACAAGTATAAAGACTTTGTAAAAGAAGTAACATCAGAAGAATCAAACGATTGGGCTTATACACAGGCTCGTTTACATGAATTAAATGACGAAGTTAATATTTCATTATTAATGACAGGTGCTATTGGTATTGCATCAGAAGGAGGCGAATTTGCAGAAATTGTTAAGAAATGTATATTTCAAGGTAAACCTATGGACGATGAAACTAAGTTTCATGCTAAACGAGAACTTGGCGATATTATTTGGTATTGGGTCAATAGTTGCCGTGCATTGGGGCTGGATCCTAATGAGGTCGTAGCAGAGAATGTTAACAAATTAAAGAAGCGTTATCCGGGTGGTGAGTTTGATGTTCACTATTCAGAAAACAGACAAGAAGGTGATCTTTGACACGAGGGTTTACAGCATCATCATTTGACTTGTTCCATAGTGGACATGTTGCTATGCTTAAAGAAGCAAGAGCAAACTGCGACTATATGATTGTTGGTTTGCAAACAGATCCTACAATCGATAGACCCAATAAGAATAAGCCAATCCAAAGTGTGTTTGAGCGTTATGTACAACTTGAAGGTTGTAAGTATATTGACGAAATTATTCCTTATGAATCCGAAAAAGACTTAACGGACATTTTTCTTACATACGGAATAGATATACGTTTTATTGGTGAAGAATACAAAGATAAAGACTTTACTGCCAAACAAATATGTGTTGACAAAAATATTAAAATACACTATAATAAAAGACAACACTCATTTAGTACAACTAATTTGAGAAAACGCATTAAGGAGTCGGAATGAAAGAGTTATGGGTAGAAAAGTATCGTCCTAAGAAACTTGAAGATTATGTTTTTAGAGACAATCATCAGAAAGCACAGGTACAAGCATGGGTCAAAGATGAAAGTATTCCGCATTTGTTGTTTAGTGGCGCAGCCGGTATCGGTAAAACTACTATGGCAAAGATGCTTGTTAATGAACTAGGCATTGAAGGATATGATGTACTAGAACTTAATGCTAGTAGAAATAACTCTGTTGATGAAATTCGAGATAAGATTACAGGCTTTGTACAAACTATTCCATTTGGTCCATTTAAGGTTGTACTATTAGATGAGGCTGATTACTTGTCGCCTAATGCACAAGCGGCATTGCGTGGTGTTATGGAAGAATATCATAGCACATCAAGATTTGTTTTAACTTGTAACTACCCTAATAGAATTATTCCTGCTATTCACAGCAGGTGTCAAGGCTTTCATATTGAGAAGATTGATCAGACAGAATTTACTGCAAGGGTTGCAACTATTCTTGTTGAAGAAAACATAGAGTTTGAATTAGATACACTTGATAATTATGTTAAGGTAGCATACCCAGACTTACGTAAATGTATTAATATGGTGCAACAAAACGTCAGTGGTACTAAACTAAGTTCGCCTACTAGAGGTGACGAAGGTGAAGCTGACTGGAAGTTTGAAATGGTTGAACTATTTAAAGAAGGTAAGATTACACAAGCACGTAAACTGCTTTGTGGTAAAGTACGTGCTGAGGAAATGGAAGAGATCTATCGTTGGCTTTATGATAATTTAGAAATATTCGGTGAAGAAGAAAAACAAGACACAGCAGTAATTGTTATTAAACAAGGACTAGTAGATCATACACTTGTTGCTGATCCAGAGATTAACTTGGCTGCAACATTAATTAAGTTAGCAAGACTATGAAGATAAGATACTACCACGACATAGATGGTCCTAGGTGGGTTGGTTTCTTACTTGCAATTATTGCTGCTTTTATTCTTTCAGACGCTAATCCAGAAACACAATGGATAGGCTGGGCAGTTGCTACAGTTAGTTGTGCAATGTGGATTTACTTTGGTATTAAAGATAAAGATATACCTAGGGCATTAATGGAAGGTATGTATCTATTATTAGCATTAAGGGCTATATATAATTGGCTAGTATAAAATGACTCATGTAGTTGACGACAAATGTATTAACTGTAAACACACAACCTGTGTAAGTGTTTGCCCTGTAGATTGTTTTTATGAGGGTGAAAACATGCTAGTAATTAATCCTGATGAATGTATTGATTGCGGAGTGTGTGTTCCTGAATGTCCTGAAGATGCAATATGGCAAACTGATGACGAAGATAACAAATGGTTTAAGCATAATCAATATTTTTCTAATGACGCTAACTGGCCAAACATTGCAGACGAACAACCACCTATGGAAGACTATATAGACTTTGCAAAAGAGAACTACAAAGAAGATAAAACAAAATTATTTAAAGCTATACCCGCAGTACAAATAGACTAATGAAAATCAAAATAGAAGTAGAAGTTGACACAGCTCAACAACAAGATCAAAATCTCATAGACGAGCTTATTGAGCTTTTAGACTCACTCCGCGATAGATTCCAAGAAGAATAAGGGAGGTTTTACGCTCCCTTATCTTTTACTGATCTCCGTAGATCTCTAGAATCTCTTTTACTGCTTCATGCCTTTCAATATGCGTTTTGTCAAACTGACATATATCAACATATTGATGGTTACGGAAGTTATTATATAACCCAAGGAACTCAAGTAAGCCGTTGTTGCTAGGGCGATCTGCCTGTTGCAAGTCACCGGTTACCACCATCTTAGATCCTTCACCTAATCTTGTGAGAAGCATTTTCATTTGACTAGGCGTTGCGTTTTGCATTTCATCTGCAATTATTACAGAGTTTTTAAAGGTTCTTCCTCGCATATATGCTAAAGGACTAATCTCCAGAATACTTTCTCTCATTTGTCGCTCGACTTCACGTTGACAGAAGTTATCGGAAAAGACATCAAATATTGGCCTTGTCCATGGAGCCATCTTTTCATTAAGATCTCCTGGTAAAAAGCCATGTTGTTCGTCTACACTAACTGCTGGTCTCGTAACAATAATTTTTTCAAAGTTTCCATCTTTCCAAGCATCAATAGCCCATTGTACACCTAGCATGGTTTTACCCGTACCTGCTGGACCACATGCAAATACAATATGTGAATCTGCATTGTTCAGCATTTCTAAGTATGTTTCTTGAGCTTTGTTTTTTGGAGTTAGGACTACACGTTTGCGTGTCTTTTCATTAATGTTTATTACGTTGTTGAAGTTTTGTGAGTGGTGAGATTGTTTTCTTTTACTCTTCATATTAAGCATTTCCTCCGTGCTTTGTTGGGCTCAAACACAGAGTTATACCTATATTAGCGATGTTAAGTCCGTGTTCGAACATACTAATATTTACTCGATATATTCATATATAAAGCTCTTAGTTTAAATTTGAGCATAAATACAATAACAATAGGAGAACAGGAAATCTCAAATGGCAACTACTAAAGATATTATTGGAAACATTGAACAAATTTATGGTTCAAATAACAGCCTAAATATACTAAAAGACTTTGAACGTGTTTTAGATGAGTTAGATGTATATGTTTATGATGGCTGGCTAGATGGTGAATTAGTCGCTGGTCCTAACGAATCACGATACTTTGTTGAATGTACTTTTATGTGGCCATATGAAAATATGCCTGAGCCACAAGGCGGTAAAAGATTAAAAGAATACGGTTGTAAAGTAGGCTTTGCAGAATCTGCTATTGCTAAGGTTAGAAAGATTAAAGCAGTAGACGATATTAGACCTGGTACAAGAAAAGGTAAAATCGACTACGATAACATTTGGATGGTTAAAATTGCCATGCCAAAACGTTTAATGAAGAATATTGATCGCGGTTATAAGAACCTTGATAGAAATAAAGTAGATGATATCTTAGCGAACAATGCAGTTAATATGAACCTTGAGCCAGCACAAGAAGTAGCAGCTCAACAAGAGGCGCCAGCAGATGACACAGCAGCACAATAAAGTATTAGAAGAAGGTCTACGTAAAAATGATTTAGTAGATCTAGTATATCCTATGTTTGAAGTAGATAAGTTTAGATCAAAGATGGGAGAGGATAGAGATGTATGCGTTGTAACATTCCAAGCAAAAGATAGATACCCAGCAAGAGATTTAATGGAGTTTATCGAAAAAGGATTTTCATTTGTACTTGATGCAGATGTTAGCTCAGGTGAAAACGAAGAAGGTGAATATTCTGTATTTGTAGAGATTGAAAGAAATAAAAAAATAGCAGAAAACATTAAAGATTTATTGTACGGTGTAACTAAACTAACTGGTATAGAAGATTGGAAGTTTCAGTACTATAAAGACAACGACAAGATGTTAGCAACAACAGAAAATTTAAGCAAAGTTATTCCTTCAGACAAACAAATGTATGAAGCAAAGTTAGCCCAAGTAAGAACAGACGAAGTTAAGTCTTTCTTTACTAAAACACTTATGGATAACTTAGAACTTAAAGATGATATCATTACATTTTATAAGCCCTTCGGTAATGTTATTAAAATGAAATGGATTAAAGAGGGCGCAACAAAAGATATAATCGAAGGTCTTGATGCAACTTCAGATATTGGTTTAGATGCTTCTGCTGAAACATTTTGGTTAAGCAAAGTACTAGGCGACTATAATATTAATAAAGTTGGCGCTGACTTCGTATTTACTAATGGACAGAAGTCCATGATATTACAAAGGATTGAATAATGAAATTTGAGTTTACAAAAGAGATGTGTGCAGAAGTATTGCACGGTAACAGTAAAGTAGACGAATGGTATGAAGCACTTCTTGAGATGCTTCCTAAGTATGAAATTGATACTGTCGATAGAGCAGCAGGATTTTTAGCACAATGCGCTCACGAAAGTCTTAACTTTAGAGTACTTGAAGAAAATTTAAACTATAGTGCAAAAGCATTAGATGCAGTATTTGGAAAATACTTTGCACGTGGTGGCAGAGATGCAAACGAATATGCAAGACAACCAGAAAAAATTGCAAACGTAACATACGCAAATAGAATTGGTAATGGAGATACAGCATCAGGAGATGGTTGGCGTTTCCGTGGTAGAGGTGTTATTCAATTAACTGGTCGTGCTAACTATGCTGACTTTGGTAAAACAATTGGCATGACTGCTGAAGAAGTAATTGATTATGTAACTACTATCAAAGGTGCATTAGAAAGTGCATGTTGGTTCTGGGACACAAGAAATATTAATGCTATGGCTGACAATCAAGATATTGTTGCTATGAGTAAAAAGGTTAACGGCGGAACAGTAGGCCTTGAAGATCGTAAAAAACATTTTAAACATTTCTTAGATGTATTAGGTGGAAACTTTGATCCTAGTAAAGCACCAGCACCAGTTGTTGGTATTTTAAGAGTAGGAGCAAAAGGTGCAGCAGTTATGCAAATGCAAGAGAAACTTGGTATTGCAGCAGACGGCGACTTTGGTCCTGGTACTGAAAAGGCTGTTAAAGAGTGGCAAACCAAAAATGGTTTAGTTGCAGACGGCATTGTAGGTCCTAAGACCCTTGCTAAGTTGATGGAGTAGAATGTCCGGAGTTTGTCAAAACTGTGGAAGAGAACACGAAGGCCGATTAGTCGAAACATTTAAGGATGGAGACAATAAGCCAATAGAGATAGTAGTGTGTCAATATCCAAGGTATAAATACGAAGCACAAACTAACGAGGATTAAATTATGTGGAAAGAGCAAGTCATGCAAGTACTGGAAAGACATTTCGGTACTGGAAAAGAGATCACTGAAGCAAGTCATTTCATTGATGATTTAGATGGAGATGATTTTGACATTGTTGATGTTACTGATCAAGTTTGTAAAAAATTAGAAATCAATATTCCAGAAGAAGATACATTTAACATTGAAACAGTACAAGACTTACTAAACGAGGTGGAGAAGAACATTGTTCAGTAGTATTAGAATAGCAATGATTCTAGTTGTACTTGCTGCGGCAGGTGGCGGATTTATGTATGTGAAAGCATTACAAAAAGATCTTGACACAGCAAAAGCAAACATTGTTAAACTAGAAGATGGCATCAATGAGCAAAAGGCTGTAATTGAACAGCAGAAAAAAGATTTTGAAGCCATTATTAAAGTCCGAAATGACCTTGAGGACTTAAATAGAGTACTAGAAACTGCAAATAGAAACCTAAATGAAAAATTTAATAAACTAAATGCAGCAGGTGATAAGAGAGATATTGGGGCTTTATCAGTAACTAGACCAAAGTCCATTGAAAGAATTTTAAATAAAGATGAAGTTCACGAGAGACGTTGCTTTGAAATTATAGGCGGTTCTCCGTTAACTGAAGAGGAGTTAAATGCTACAAAGAAGTCAAAGGTCAATTCTGTTTGTCCTGAACTTGCTAATCCTAACTACGTTACTTACTAGTTGTAGTACGATTAAGCCGTTAGAAGTTTTTAAAACAGAAGTTGAACGCAGACCATTAAACTTACCTTTACCTGAACCAGCAGCACTAGAACAAGTTCGCTGGATCATAATTAATCGCGAAAACGCAGAACAAGTATTTACAGACTTAGAAAAGAATAACATTGATCCTGTTATCATAGGATTAACAGACGAAGATTACGAAAACTTCAGAAAAAATTATGCACAAATCCGTGCATACATGATCAAGCAAAACAAAATCATTGATGCTTATAAAGAGTACTACGAAAGCGAAACTGCCGAAGAAAAATAGTGCTAACAAGGGCGATCATAATAGCATGTTTAGTTATGCTTGCCTCCTGTCAACAACTACGCTGTAAACTTAAACCTGGCGTAGATGTAAGCATCGAATCAACAAATACCAAACAACTACCTAACGTCAAGCCCAAAGCTGAAGTTAATTGTGCATTTTAAATAAATACTACTATAATTAACTAGGAGCGAATATGTGGGAAATGATAGAAAGAATGGCGACTGATCGCTTGTGGATTTACACAGCAATCGCAGGTTCTCTACTTGGCGCAGCATTCTTGTTTTGGTTTAAAGACACAAAAATGGCAACATGGGCAGTAGCAAAGTTTGATAACTTTCTTGCTTATCTAGCAGTACGTTGGGGTTGGACTTGGTTACAAGATGATCCAGATGCTTGGCGTGTTAAGTATCCTAAGATCACATCAAAAATCGACGAGTTAGAAAATAGACTAGCAAAGCTGGAAGGTAAAAAGAAATGATTAAGAATCTTAAAGACTTAATTATAATGATGCTTGTAATAGGAGTACTATCACTATTAGGTGTAATCATTATTGGCGACTACTATGTAGCGTTACAAGAAAATAGACCAGTAGACGAAAGTGTTATTACTCTTATGAAAATGGCACTTACAGGATTGATCGGTATTATAGCAGGATATATCGGAAGTAAATAAACAGGAGCGATAAGAAAATGAGTGATGAGAAGATGAGTGAAACTCAAACTAAAAAAGTAAACATTGAACTTGAAGTAGATACCAATGTTGTTGATAGTTCTAAGAACAAATATCAAACTTGGATTGACCTTGCAAAAGCTGTAGACAGTTGGAGAATATTTCCAAGACTGTTTATTACAGTGTATATTGTTTTGTTATATCAGGTTGTACATTGGTACATGGGATTAGGAACGGCTGCTACTATGGAACAGTCAGGACTTGTTTCAGTTGTAGTTGGTGCTGGTGCTGCATGGTTTGGTTTATACGCTGGAACCAGTAAGAAGTAGCCTACTAAGCATTACAAATAAGTACTAGTATGGACTACTATTCTATACTAGGTGTCAATAGAGATGCTTCGGACAAGGAACTTAAATCAGCATACAAGAAAGCAAGTATGCAACATCATCCTGACAGGGGTGGTAACGAAGAAAAGTTTAAGCAAATCAACGAAGCATATTCAACTCTAAAAGACCCGCAAAAAAGACAGCAGTATGATAACCCTCAACCACAAGGATTCGGTCCAGGTGGGTTTGAAGGAATGAATCCTAACGGGTTTGAAGACCTATTTAGAAACTTTGGTTTTAACATGGGGCAACGTAGACCACAGAACAGACAAATTGATCTTGCTCTTGATGTAACAATGGAAGATGTTTACAACGGTAAACAAATTGCTATGGAAGTACAACTTCCTACAGGCAGAACTAAACTGATCGATATTAATGTTCCGGCAGGAGTTGAAGAAGGTCAAACTGTAAGGTATGCTGGTATGGGAGATAATTCTGTCCAAAACGTTCCACCAGGTGACCTAATGGTACATATCCGTGTTCGCAATCACCCCAGGTTCCAACGCTACGGAGATAATATACTATGTGAAGAAAAAATCCTTATATGGGATTTAATGTTAGGCACACACGCAGTCGTTACAACTCTTTCAGGCAAACAAATTAAATTAAACGTACCAGCAGGCACACCACCCGATACTACACTAAGTTGTAACGGTGAAGGCTTGCCAAATATAAGAACAAAGAAGAAAGGAAACTTGTTAGTAAGAATTAAAGCACTAATGCCAAGAGAATACACAGACGAACAACGTAAAAAGATTATGGAAATAAAACATGGACTATAAATTAGATTTAGATTATAAGTTAGGCTTACACAAAGCACTAAATGAATCTAGTGAAGTATGGGATTTTGATAAAGAAGAGTTAGACCCAGAAAAATTAGAGTTTGATATGTGTAACTTTATGCTAAATCACAACGGCATTGGTCTTGCTGCTAACCAGTTAAATATTAAAAAGAGAGTGTTTGCTATAGGATCAAAAAACGTACCAGGTTTTCCAGAACCGTTCTGTGTTTTTAATCCTGTCATTTTAGAAGCAAGTGAAGAACAAGTGTTAGATAAAGAAGGCTGTTTGAGCTTTCCGGGTTTATGGTTACATTTGCAAAGACCTAAGATGATAGTTGCACAATATCAAAACTCAAAAGGCGAAACGAAAGAAGCAAAAGTTGAAGGGTATCTTGCTAAATGCTTTCAGCATGAATTAGATCACCTAAATGGCATTTGTTTTGTTGACAAAGTGAGTCGGTTGAAGTTACAATTAGCTATGAAGAAATTAAAAAAGAGACAAAAATAAATGATTGAACCTAGTAAACAATTACAAAAGATTTTTGATGCCTCTGTAGTAGTTGCGCAAAACCATACGCACACGCATATTACTATCGAGCATTTGGTGTACTCAATTTTTGCTGACCCAGATACATCGGGCGGACTTAAAGAATTTGGTGCTGACGTTGACTTTATTAAAAAGAACTTAGAGCATTACTTAAAAAATAACTTAGGTGATATAGTTTCTAAGGATAAGAATATAAATCCTAAGAAAACTGCATCAGTTGAACGTGTATTGAATAGATGCTTTACACAGGTTTTGTTTAGCGGTCGTAACCAAATCGAAGTTGCTGATGTAATCATTAGTGTTATGAGCGAGAAAAATTCTTTTGCATTTTACTTCTTAGCAAAGGGCGGTATTGATAAGCAGAAGTTTGTAGAGCATTTCCAAGCACATCACATCGGAGAAGAGATGTATGATGGGCCTGGCGGTGACGAAGAAATCAATCTAAGTCCAGATCAGTTAGATAGAATTATTAATCAATTCTGTGTTAACTTGTCTATGAAAGCAAAACAAAGAGTTATTGATCCTGTTATTGGTCGTGACGATGAAATTGAAAAGATTGAATTAGTATTAGCAAGACGTAGCAAAGCAAACGTACTTATGGTTGGTGATCCAGGTGTTGGTAAAACTGCTATCGCTGAAGGACTTGCACGTAAGATTCATGAAAAGAAAGTACCTAAGTTTATTCAAGATCATTTAGTGTTTAGTTTAGATATTGGTTCTTTAGTTGCTGGTAGTAAGTACAGAGGTGACTTTGAAGAACGTATTAAAGCAGTACTAATGGCACTTGAGCGTAAAGGTAAAATTATATTATTCATTGACGAAGCACATATGATGAGTGGTGCTGGTTCAGCAAGTCAAGGATCAAACGATCTTGCTAACATGTTAAAGCCTGCACTTACAAAAGGAAACATGAAAGTTATTGCTTCAACTACTTGGGAAGAGTATAGAAAGTACTTTGAAAAAGATAGAGCATTAATGCGTAGGTTCCAACGTGTAACTATTGACGAGCCAACACCAGAACTTACAGTAAAAATCCTTAAAGGATTGCGTAAGTACTACGAACAGCATCATAATGTTAAAATTACAAATGAAGCAATACAACAAGCAGTAAACTTATCTATTAAGTATATGGCTGATAAGAAGTTGCCAGATAAAGCAATTGATATTCTTGACTGTGCTTCAGCAAGATACAAGTTAAACGAAACTGAAGAAACAGAAGAAGTTGTACAGATTGTTGATATTGAACAAGTAACATACGAACTTGCTAAAATGACTAGTATGCCTCTTGAAACTATATCACAAAAAGAAAGTAATAATCTTGCTGGACTTGATACTGCTATGAAAGACGCAGTGTTTGGCCAAGACAAAGCAGTTGATACTATTCTTGATAAGATCTTTGTTGCACAAAGTGGAATGAAAGATCCTGATAAGCCAATCGGTAGTTTTTTATTCTTAGGTCCAACTGGTACAGGTAAGACAGAAACAGCAAAACAACTTGCAAACAAAATGGGCATGACATTGATACGCTTTGATATGAGTGAGTATCAAGAGAAGCACAGTGTTGCAAGATTGATTGGTGCACCTCCAGGTTATGTAGGATTTGATGATGATGCTGGGCAACTTATTAACAAGTTGCAAGAAACACCAAATGCTATTTTATTGCTAGACGAAATTGAAAAAGCACATAAAGATGTATCAAATATTTTGTTACAGTTTATGGATAACGGTTTTGTTACAGGGTCAAATGGCAAACGTGCAGATGGCCGTAACACTATTCTTATTATGACAAGTAACTTAGGTGCTGCTGATAACGAATCTAAATTAATTGGCTTTGCTGATAATGAAAAAGATTCTGAAGATGATAAAGCAGTTAAAAAATACTTTGCTCCTGAATTTAGAAATAGATTAGACGGCACAATTAAATTTGCTAAATTATCTACTAGCAATGTTAAGAGTATTGTTCATAAGTTTATTGGTGAATTGAATACACAGTTAAAAGAAAAACACATTGCAATTAAACTTGATGAAGACGCTATTAACTGGTTAACCAAAAAAGGTTACAATCCTAAGATGGGTGCAAGACCATTAAGCAGACTGATTGACAAAACTATAAAGACACCTTTAAGTAGAAGAGTATTGTTTGGAGATTTAGTTGACGGTGGTAAAGTTGCTGTTCACATTGAAAATAACGAACCTGCATTTACAGTTACACCTATGCCTAAGCCTCTAACTAAAGAAGAGAAGAAGGCACAAAAGCTAGCCGCCAAGGCTGGTAAAGATGCTTAAGACAGCAAAACAAACTAAAAAGAAGTTTTATAACAAGTATATCTACAAGGTTAGCTTACGATTAGAAGGTGCGTATGCTTTACGTACACTAGGACATCAAGAGATCTTGGACTTTGCGACTGGTTTACGACCACCTCCACAGTCAGATGATGCTATGTTTACTACCCAATCTTGGCGAACAAAGAATGCTCATTCAATATTAAAGCATGGGAAAACATGGATATCTTTTTTAGGTATTATTAATACAGTACCAAAGAATGAAGCAACTATTCGAATTGAAACAAATATACTAGACGTGTATACAAATAACAAAACACTCTACAAAACACTTTGTTATGAGTTTTCGGATATAACTAGAAACAGGCACGAGCCTGCTCCTGGTATGAAAGACACTTTGCTTGATAGCAATCAAGAAATATTTGTAAAAGAATTACCACACAGCATGTACAATTATCAAGTAGATCTTAAAACTCCTACATCGTTAAAGTATAATGAACTTGTAAGTTTAGCAGAATGGTGTAAGTCAAGGAAGCCTGCTATTGCATTTACCGATGCTACGTATAACTGGCTTCTTAAACGCGATGTATACAACACTAGACGTTGGATATACGTTGATACGGAAAGTACACTACTGATGCTTAGATTGCGCTGTAACGACCTCTTAGGCACTGTGCGTAAATATATAAAAACAGGTAAATAGTAGTATGAGCGAGAGTAGACAACTATTAGGTCCTGTAACTTCAATTGTATCCGATTCAGCCTATACATATGGCAGCAAGAAGAAGGGTGCAGGATATCATAAAAACAATGACGGTGTGCATACGGTTGCGTACTATGTCAATGCCTTTCAGGGTGCTATTAAAGTGCAAGGCACACTAGAAGAAGAGCCAGGTGAAAATGACTGGGTAGATGTAATAGAATGGGGTGGTGATAGTGCTTATTACGGCCAAGGAATAGAAGATTACATAGGTACACAGACGTTTACAGGCAAATTTATATGGCTAAGAGTGGGTCATAACGTTCAAGACGGACAAATAGTCCAGGTCCTTTATAACTACTAAGTTTGATTAATAACGCTAAATACAGTATAATCTTGTAAAGAGAGGTATACTATGCGCGATCTATTGAAATTATTAGAATCAATTGAAAATGAAACTGTAACAGAGATGTCTGATCTTGAAGAGCAAACCTTTAATGGTGAAGAGTTCTTTGAGTACTACGGCTATCTGCCGTGGCACGAAGATGTTCCTGTAGAAGAAGCAGAATATCAAGGGCGTAAAGTTTCACTTGGCAAGCCAACTAGAGGTGATGTCAAAAAGTTTAAAGTGTATGTAAGAGATCCCAAAACTAAAAACATTAAGAAAGTAAATTTTGGTGATCCTAATATGCGTATTAAGAAGTCTAACCCAAAGAGACGTAAAAGTTTCCGTGCTAGACATAATTGTTCAAACCCAGGACCACGTACTAAAGCACGTTACTGGTCATGTAGGAAATGGTAATATGTTATTAAAAGAACTTTTCTCTCCTGTTGGTGCACCAAATGATCAAGAGAATGATATCAACTGGCATGACGATTTAAAAGTCTTTATCGATAATGATAATGAAGTGATGTCTAATGTGATGTTTCCAGCAATAAAGAAACACGAAAAATACAGAGGTCACCCAGATGCTTATAAACTTTATATTAAGCCTGTAGAAAGTTGTTGTGATATGTATTGTAAAAAGTTTGATGTTCAAAAGCCAGAAGAAAAGTTTTCTAGAGGAAATATGATTTCGTTAGCAAGACAAATTGCCAAAGAACAAGAGATGCATTTAGAGAACGGCGACTATGAGAATTAACGAAATATTTTTAACTGAAGACGACGGTGATAAGCATATGACATTTTGCTTTGGTAGGTTCAATCCACCAACGCTAGGTCATAAACAAGTTTTTAAGGCAATGCAAAAGACTGGTGGCGAAATGGAAATATACACTAGTCAAACACAAGACGCAAAGAAGAATCCTTTAGATTATTCAACCAAAGTAAGTTTCATTAGAAATATACATCCTGAGTTTGCAAACAATGTTGTAGAAAATACAGACATGAATACACTACCTAAGATTTGTACTTCACTACATGAAAGAGGCTTTAACCATATAACGTTTGTTGCAGGTAGTGATAGACTTGACATGATGTCAAAACTTATAAAAGATTATAATGGTGTCGAAGGTAAAGGACACGGTTACTATAAATTCGAAACAATGAATTTTAACTCCAGTGGGCAACGTGAAGACGGTTCCGATGGTGTTGAAGGTATTAGTGGTACAATGGCAAGAGCTGATGCTGCTAATGGAGATATAAACAAATTTGCACAACATACCGGTGCAGGCGAACACGCAGATGAATTATATGCTGCGGTTAGAAAAGGTATGGGGATCAATGATAACACAGGGGAAAATGATGAATAAAGAATCAGCATATGATCATCCACAAGGAGCGACACTATCTAGAATTGGTAGGATCCTTATGGACAAAGCTGTCACTACTAAAGATGATGCATTGTCATTAGTGCTTTCAAGAGTAGGTGACGAGTTAACACGTTATGGTGCACCAGGTGGTGCTCGTAATATTGACGAACTAGTTAAACGTTGTAAACTGCCACAAGAAAAAATAATGAAGTTAATGAAATGGGCAGAGAGTCAAAAAGACGTTTTAGATAAAGTTAAAAATCCACCTGATAACCCAGATATGGATAAGCCAGGACATGAAGAGAAAGATGAATCAATATGTCCAGAGTGTGCTAAACCAAGATTTGTAATGATGCCGGAAAGCATTAGACAACAGTACGAAAGTGTCAATGAAGCAAAGCAAAAAGGTGTTGACGGCAAGGTATGTTGGAAAGGCTACAAGCGTATGGGTACTAAGAAAAAAGGTGGCAAGACTGTAGACAACTGCGTTAAGATGTAATGACTGAACTAGACGATATTGTTAGACTTGCCGGTATAAATGAATTCAAAGGATACACTCCTTGGGAAGGCAGCAATATTAGTATTAGCGGTAATGAGAAGGGAGAACTAATGAAAAAGCATAAGATTGAACCAGGCACCCCTGAATGGTTTAAGTTATGGTTTTCATTACCTAAGTTTACAGGTGAGAAACCGATATGAGATCATTTGAATTTGTATCTGAAAAAGCAGTAAGCAAAAAGCAACAACAGTTCTTTGGTATAGTAAGAGCTATGCAAAAGGGCGACATGAAAAAAGGCGGTGAAGCCGGCGAAGTTGCTAAAGATATGAAAGTTTCTGATGTAAAAGACTTTGCTAAAACAAAGCATAAAGGTTTACCTGCAAAGAAAAAATCCGAAGGGTATGCTGACGATCAAAGAGAAAAAACAAAACGCCAACTAGCTGCACATGATAAAGCAATGATAAAGTCAGCTAAGAAGTCTATTGAAAAATACGAAAAGAACAAGAACAAAAACGAAGAAGCAGCAGGTGTTGGTATTGTAACAAAACAAAATGCTACCGCAGACGTTCCAGTCGGCGGAGAGTATATGAATGTTAAAAAACTGTTTCCTAAAAACAAAAAGAAAAAAACTAAAGAAGATAATGTACAAGAATTTGCATGGGCAGCGCCTGCACTTGGAACCCTTAGGACTTCAATGCAAATTGCTAAATGGTTATGGAGCAACAAATGGGCTTTAACATTTTTTGTAGGCGCATGGAAAACTATTGACTGGGTTGGTGATGCTCTTAATTGGGTTGAAAAATTCTTAGATCACCCAGTTGTAAAATCATTAACAAAATATGGACTTCCAGCAGTAGGTGTTGCTGTTGCACTGTATGGTGGTGCAAAACTGTACAGAGAATTAAAAGGTATCAAAGACGAGCGTGAACTAGAAAAAATGCTTAGAAGTTTTGAACCAGATCAGCAAGAAGTAGACGAAACTGAAAAAGAACTATTAGCAATTATTAATGATGAAGAAAAGAAAGAAGATAATGTACAAGAACTTGTTGTAAAACAGCAACGTCCTAAAATTGATGTTATTAATAACATAGCAATGAGAAAAGATAATAATCCTTTTCCATTAAGTTATAAAGATACAGGCGGT